GGCAGGTATCCACATAAATGCCCAAATTGCAAATATGATATTAGGAAAGAACAACCAGAAGTTAACGAATCAGAAGATAAAGAAACTTATGAACAATTCTTTAAAAAAGCATTAAAGAAATTTGGTGTTAAAGAACCAGATGAATTACATGGCGAAGATAAGAAAAATTTTTATTCTGATCTGGAGAAATGGGATGCAGAAAATGAGAATGGTTAATCTATAAATATATTAAAGGGAATATGGTTCGCTACCTTTCAACTACCTTATTTAGTTGATAATTCCCTTTAATAATCTAATAAGGAGATTAGTATGGAAAGAAAATTTAAGTGTGAATATTGTAATAAAGAATATAATAGCTCGACATATATAAGAACACATATATTACAAAAACACAAAGAAGAGATAATATTTGACATAGCTAATAAATTACAATGTCAAGTTTGTGGATTAAAATTTAATAATAGTGATAATGAAAGAGATAATAAAATAGCTTTATCTACACATATTAATAATAAGCATTGCTCAACTGAAGATTATAATTTAAAATATTATAATATTGAAAAGGAAGTTAGGGAAATTGAATGTGAGTTGTGTGGATTTCTATCAAAGAGTAGTAGAGGATTAGGAAACCACCTATCATGTACTCATAATATAAAATGTAATAATCTAAATGTATTTATTTCTATATTAAATGGATATAGAGATCATTGCTCTCCTAGTTGTGCAATGATAGATCCAAAAGTTAAAGATGAATATTTAAGAGTTCACGGTGTAAGTAATCCATTTCAAAGACGAGATGTTATTGATAAAATATCAGATAATAAAAATAAAGATATTGACATAAACGGTCTAAATGGACACCAAAGAATTGGGAAGAAAAATAAAGAATGGGCTAATAAACAAACAGATGAATATTGGGAAGAAAAGATTGAAAGGAGTAGGAATACTTGTGTAGAAAGATATGGAGTTACTAATGCAATGCAAGATCCAGAAATTTCAGAAAGATGTAAAAAGAACTCTTATAAATGGAAAGAATATAAATTTCCATCAGGTAAAATTATAAAAGTTCAAGGATATGAAGATAAGGAATTAGATATATTATTAGAAAGCTATGATGAGAATGAGATATTAAATAAGAGGTCTGAAGTTCCAGAAATATGGTATTATATGAAAGATGGAATGAAGAGAAGATACTTTCCAGATATGTATATAGAGAAAGATAATTTAATAATAGAAGTAAAATCAACATGGACAATAACGTTAGATAAAGAAAAAATAGAAGCAAAGAGAATGGCTTGCATAGAAGCAGGTTATAATTTTAAGTTTATGATATTAGATAAGAAAGGTAAGATAGTAGATTTATAAATACAAATAAAATATAAATAGAGGTAATAAAATGATTGATATGAGTTTAAATACAATATCTCAAAAAATTGGGAACCCACTTAGGACAAATAGATTTTACGCAGACTTCCCCGCTTTCGATGGAAGTGGAATAGAGGAAGATGTAACATTTTTCTTGAACTCGATTTCGACACCCACAAAGACTATTGGGGAAATTAAGATCTTCTGGCAAGGTTTATCATTAAATGTGCCTGGAGATTGTACTTATTCGCCAATAACACTAACATTTATGACTGATGAGGCACTTTCAGCTTATAATTACTTTCAATTATGGCAATCTTTAGTAATTGATGACTTGACAAATTCAAGAGGTAAATTATCAGATGTTAAAAAAGGTATTGATTTACACCAATTAGCAGATAATGGAGCAGTTAAAGCAACTTGGTTTATGAATGGTATGTTTCCAACCGAAGTTGGTGAAGTTTCATTTGATAGAGAAGGTGCTGACACAGTAGGAACATTTACAGTAAATATGGCTTTTGATAATTTTACATTTAGTCAATCTAATGCTAGTAATATAATAGCTTAAAGGAGATTATAATGAGTTTACTTATAGAAGTAGCAAGTCCAGAATTTATCACATCTAGTAATTTGATAAATGAATCGACTAAAGAAAAAGAATGGTTTATTGAAGGGATATATACTACTGCTGAAGAACAAAATAGAAATGGTAGAAAATATCCAAAACATATATTAGAAAGAGAAATTGCAAACTATAATAAAATGTTTGTTGAAACAAAAACTGCTTATGGGGAATTGTTACACCCACAAAGTTCAGAAATAAATACTGATAGAGTTTCACACTTGATTAAAGAATTGCATTGGGATGGAAATCATGTAATGGGAAAAGCAATTATATTAGATACTCCATCTGGACAAATAATTCAAGGAATGTTGAAAGGTGGTGGTGTTGTTGGTGTTAGTTCAAGAGCCCAAGGTTCAGTTAAAGGTGGTTATGTTCAAGAAGATTTATCTCTTAAATGCTGGGACATAGTTCTTAATCCTTCTAATTTAGGATCTATGATGAATATTATTAGAGAAGAAGAAGACCTACTATTAAAAGCTGGTGGAAATGAGCAATTGATAGATGTACTTAGGAAAGATATAAATACTAATAAGATAATGAGAAAACAATTCAACGAAGAAGTAATAAATAGATTTAAACAATTATTTACTAAATAAAAGGATAAATAAAAATAAAAACGATTAGAGAATTTGTAAATGAAGCACAGTATATAGATATTAATTACGCTTTAAAGGATATAAAAGATTACAATAGAAGTAGAAAAAGCGATAGTGATTGGAATGAATTAGCTCAAAGTGTAGTTAAAAACTTAGGATATAAACCTACAAAGAATAATATTGAGAATACTCAAGATCATCTAAGGTTTAGTAGCGATGATAATGGTGATGATAGAATAATTGTTGATAAAGATGTAGTTAGAGAATTGTATAGTATATTAAAATAATGAAAATAAGGAAATTAGAAATGAAAACAATTAGAGAATTTATAAATGAAAGCGATTCTGTTGTATTAGTAGGAATTAATTCAATGAATCCATCTCATAGTAAGCAAGTTAAACAAATACAATCAGTATTAAAATCATTTCCTGATACTGTATATGATAATGTGATTAAGAAGAGTAGTGGATCTTTTGTAAGTATAACTGTTAAAGATGAAATTAAAGCTAATCTTATACAATATCTAAGAAATGTTAAAAATAAAGTAGATGGATGGGATATTTTATCATAAATATAAAAGGGTAGTAAATTAATCAATAAACAATAAAAAATAAATAGGAGATCATTAAAATGATTAAAACAGAATTGAAGGAATTACTTCAAAAACATGACTCTGAAATATTTACAGATGAACTTGTAGAAAGTGTAACAGATGTGTTGCAAACTACAATTGACACTGAAGTAAATGAAAGAGTTAGAGTAATTCAAGATGAAAAAGAACAAGAAGTATCTGATTTAAAAGAATCAATAGAAGAAAAATCAATACAATTTGAGGATGTGAATGAAGAAAAGATGGAAAAAATAGTAAGCGCCCTTTCAAAAATGATGGATGAAACTATTGAAGAATTATTTGAATCAAACAAAGTGGATTATGAAAATGTAGCTATTGTGAATGAAGCTATTGAAATTCATAAAACAAATAAACAATTAGCTGAAAAGTATCATATCTCAGTTGATGGTCTTGAAGAAGATATGTCATCTAAGAAAAAATTATCAGAAGCTAAAGAAATGTATAATGAGTTATATCAAGCACACGAAGAATTGAATGATAAAATTGATACTTACTCACAAATACAGATTGTTAATAAAGTTACTGAAGGAATGACATCTATTCAAAAAGATGACTTACTATCTTTAACTAGTTCTTTAAATGAAAGTGATATTACATCTTTCGAAGAGAAAGTTGAAAATATTAAGAAAGTAATTTTAAAGGAAAGTAACGAAAGACCAGTTAGAAGATTAAATGAAACAGAAGTAGATGATATCAATACATTAAATGAAGATGTAGATGAAGAAACTGATGTAAGTAAGAAAGTAAAAACATATAATATGTTTGGACCTAAATAATTTATAAATAATAAATAACAACAAAAATAATATGGAGAATCATAAAAATGATTACAAATGCAAACACAAACACAGATAAAGTTTTAGAGTATAAAACTGAATCTATGAGATTGTTAGAGGCTCATACAGAAATAATTGAATCTCAACATTACTCAAAATTAGATGAAAAAATGAAAGCACCTACTGCTTTTTTAATTGAAAATACTGAAACTTGGTTAAATGAAGATGCTAACTTACATGGTGATTTACAGTATTACAAAGAAATGTTAGTACCTATAGTTATATTAAAGTTGCTGCCGGTGGTGGTAATGATCTTGCAAAGATTGTTTTTAAAGAGCAAACTACAGGTGGAATGAAACTATTAGTTAAGATTGAAGATGGTGAAGCTTTACCTGCAACTGGAACTGTATGGGTTACTGGACCAAATGCTGATTTAGAAATGACTAATATTTGGAATAACGAATTAGGTAGAAGTGTTATTTTATCTACTTATGGTGGTCCGATGTCGACATCTGAAGGTGAATTACTAAATGACTGGCAAACAGTTAAATTATCACTTGAAGCTGTTAATATTACTGCTATTTCTCACAAGTTAGCTTTTGAACTTTCACAAGAAACAATTACTGATCTTGCAAGAAGAACTGGCGATGATGCAAAGAAGAGATTAGTTGGTGCAATTAACTGGCAATTAGCAATGACTGTTAATAGAAAGTTATTTAATTTGATTTCAAGCTCAGCTGAAACTGGAAGTGAGTGGTTATATTCTGGAGCTGATGGTAGAATGGAATCTGAGAAGCTATTAGGTCTTAGAAGAAAGATTAAATGGGAACAAAATAGAATTGGTGTTAAGACACAAAAAGGTAGAGCAAATTATGGTATCGTTACACCTGCTGTTGGTACTGTATTAGAAATGCAGCCTGGATTCGCTAAAAATATTGCTGATGAAGGTGGAGATCAAGCTGGTATTATTAAGATTGGATCTTTAGATGGAATTACTTATTACCAAACTACTATGGATGGTGAAGCTGGTGATTTTGTTATACTTGGTTATAAAGGTGCTGAAGAGCATGAGAGTGGAGTTTTTTATTGTCCTATGGTACCATTGTTAGTTAGTAAAGCTAATGACTTTGATAATCCAGAAAGACAGAAAGTTGCTTTCTCTCAAAGAGCTGGTTATACTCCAAATCCTTATGGAGCGGAAAGATACATCACTTACTTCGATGTGACTCTCACTGGATCAAGTATTAAGTAGTAAATAACTTATAATATTAAGTTATAGTATATTAAAAAGACTTCAATTAGAAATGATTGAAGTCTTTTTTATTATGGTTTATAATAGAGTGTTAAATAACTTAATAATATATATTATGTTTTAATAAAAAAGAAATTAGAGAGTAATAAAATAATTTATTGACATAACAGAATTTTATAGTTATATTACTTTTAAATTTTAAAAGGAGTAATAAAATGAAAGTAAAACATAATGTAGATTATTTGACTGAAGAAAAATTAGGATTATTTCTAACTAAACTATATCCAAATAATAATTTTATTCATAATAAGAAAGTTCCTAATAGTAATATATTAAATAGACCAGACTTTAGATGTGATGAGTTAATGATAATAGTAGAATTTGATGGATATCAGCATTTTACTATAGCTAAAAATATAACTATTGATAGAATGAAGGATGAAGTATATTCTAAAATGGGTTATAAAATAATAAGAATACCTTATTTTATACAACTATCAACTACTAACATTAAATATTTCTTTAACTTAGATTATGAATATAATCAAACTTATTTAAATGGATTTATAGATAGTAAAGCTATACTTCCTGCTGATTTTTGTGAATTAGGAGAAATTCTATTTGAAGATATTTTAGTATATTTACCAACAGATACTTTATATGAGATAATGTATTCTTTAACAAATAAATATGAATTTATAATGAATAAGCTTAAAGTAAATAATCATCTCTATATATTTGATTGTATATATAATAAGAGATTAGCTAGCTTTCTTTATATAATAAATGAAGATTTCTTATCCTATGTAAGTAAATATTTAATTGATAAAGAAGAATTATTAGTACATATAAATTTAGAGTTTGGGTATTCATTATTTGTTACTATAAGTATAGAAGATAGTGAAAATGTAGAAGATGTTATTGATGAACTCTATGATATAGAAATAGACGATATAAATACTTACGAAATATTTAATCCTATAGAAGATAAAGAAATAGATAAATTCACATTATTTGGTTTATACTCATTTGGTGATATAATTAATATAACCGATGATGATATAAAATATTTATTCGATAAGTAATATATAAATATAAATACAAATACAAATACAAATAAAAACTAAACAAGGATTTATATGTCTACATTAAAAGATTTTCTAAGAGTTAATATCAATGAACATTCATTATTTGATGATAATGATAGTAAAGAAGTAACAGAGTTCCTAAATGATAAAAAACTAATACTAGATACTTTCTATATTAATTTTATTGGTTTTTTATCTTTACTTCAAATGGATCATCACGAGAAAGTAACTCAATATTTCAAAAAAGATAAAAAATTACAAATTAGGAGTATAACATCTGAAAATAATGATATTAGTTATATACTAAAAATTATTAGTGATAAAGGATATTTTACTACTAGATCAATTACTCAAATAACTAAATTATTATTTATGATTAAGAGTGGTAAGATAAAAGATGTTGATGAGAATAAGATAAGAGATATACTACAATTTTTAAAAATTGATCAACATAAACCTAATGCTAAAATTAAAACTATTGTATCTAAATTTATATCTAGTGAGGAAACAATACTACTAACTTCTCTTAATTTATATAAATATGCTAGGAAGAATAAGATTTCTATTGAGTTCACAGATATATTTAGAAAAACTGCTAAATTTAAAAATGTAGATCTTGATGCTATAGATCTTGATGATAAGAAAAGTAAGGATGTTGATACTACTATAAATATTCCTGATAAAGCTGATGATAGTATTGTTGATGTAGGAGTTACTAAACCAAAAAAGAAACTTAGTAAAAAAGCCCAAATACAAGCAGAAATAGATGATGAAGATTTACCTACACTTAATGGTAGTATGACTTATGATACTAAAGAAAGATATCAAATACTTAAAAGTATATTAGGTAAGAGCGATAATTATAGAAAATCTATAATGAAGTTATATGCACTAAAGAAAGAAGATTTTACTACTGAATATTTTGAAGAGTTCTATAGAGATAGAATTAAATTAACAAAAAGTGATTTAGATATACTTAATAAAATATATGCTAAGAAGAATTCATATTGGTATATTAAGTATTATATTATTTTCACCAGTAATTCATTTGCTCAAGATAAAGAAGCCCATGATAAACTATCAACTAAACAATTAGATGTATATAATATGAGTATTAGTTATGAGACAGGTAAATATTATAGAAAAGGATACCAATTTTCTTCAGATATTAGTGTTAATAATGATATTAGAGAAAGAATATATGAGAAACTAAAAAATGAAAATTCTTCAGATTATTATAAGTTTATGACAGATTGGGGTTTATTACAGAAATATATAGTTGATAAAATTAATAGTAATTCATCTTGGGATGATGCTATCTTATTTATTAGTATGGGTATGCTGTTGAGTAATTATATTCAATCATATGGGTATGCCACTTTAAGTAATGAAGAAGAAAATCTAATAAACTATATATCTGATCATGCACCTCAGTTATTAATAAAAACTTCATATAAAAATAAAATAAAAGATATCTCAATTTTCACAATAGATGAATTTGTAGATTTCTTATTTGGTAAGGACTATGATCAAAATCAATTGCCTGTGGATATGATTGAAGTAAATAAAACTAACTATACATGGGATATTATATTTGAAATATATAACGGTAGAGATATAGTTGTTAATAAAATAGTAAAAAAGTATGTGCAAACTTACTATAATAGTCTTAAAATTAATTCTTTTTTGGAAAAATTTGATTGGAAATTTGATAATGAGTTTTTAAAGGATGGTAATAAAGGAGTAAATCTAGAAAATATAGATATAATCTTATCATCTGAAAAATATACTAATGTACTTGACTGTGAGTTATGGATAGATAGATTAAGTGAATCTAATTCTAGAAATAAAATAAATATTTTAAAAGAATATATTATACAAAAGAAACTTCATCTAATAGTAGATAAATTTAGTAGGGATATGTACTTGAGTAGTTTTATTTATGAATTAGGAGAGATAGAAGTAAATAAATACTATAGTAATATTGAGCTATTAGAATTATTTCAAAAATTTGAAGATTTTGGATTATATGAATTAGAAAAATTACTTACACTCCTATTATATACTGATGATGACGTTATTGATGATAAAGAATGTAATATAATATATAACTGGGATATGGTAAAAGACTCCTACAATAGTAATAATATATTTAATTATGCTGGCTATATTACAAACAAAAGTCTAATTTATTATATTAATAAAAAATTAGAAGATAAGATAGATGATGTTGAAAATAATGATTATATTAAGAATCTTTTCTTTCTTCGATATTTAGTAGATGAAGGTAAATCTGAAAAGGCTTTAGAAATTTTTCACAAATATATAATTACTATTGAAGCTATGTATTATTTGCATGAATTTAAATTAGAATTTATTTTTAGTGTTGATATAATAAAAAATGATAAAAAAGTGAGTGATTGGATAGAAAAAGGTATTCGTGATTGGATATCAAGTGGGAGTATATACTCAATAAATCATGATGTATTAATTAAAGAAAAATTTGATATTATTAAAGAAGAATTCCTAAAAATTATTAATCCTGATTCTAGTGAACTAACTATAAGTATGGATAAATCCGATCTAGATATATTTATTAGTGTAGTAGAAAATAATAAAGAGAAATTCTCTGATGATGAGCTTAATTTATTATTTTCTAATCCTAGAATATTTAAAGAAATTCGCAATAATGCAACTTTTGAAAATTTACTGAAAGAAGGTATATCAATAAGGGAAGATATTAAAATCCAGAAAAAAGATTTTGATGCTATGTTAAAATTTAATAATATTGATATTAATACTAGATTATTAAGAAAAAAGAAGAATGAAAAACCGCTAGATTATCTTGCTAGAAGTTCAAAGGTTACTGATATTAAATTACCAGATGTACAAATTGATGAGGTTGAAGAAACTGAAGCTGAAAGGATGACACAATCATATAAACTATATGATAAATATCATTCTCATGGTAGACATGGTAATACAACATTTAAAATATTAAAAACATATAATGTCAATTTACCCACTGAAGAGTTTGACCAATTTAGATTAGATAATCCAGATAGTGTAATGAAACCGGGATTTCATGGAACTGGAGATATTGGAGCCGCTTTCATATTAAGAACTGGATTTGCTGTATTACCATCAAGTGATAGATCAGTAACTGGTAGAATGTTAGGTGACGGTATTTATTTCTCAGATGTAATTGATAAAGTACAACAATATGTTGGTGATAACGGAATGACTAGGAATTGGGGTTCTAAAGGATATGTATTTGAAATGGATGTTAATTTAGGTGTTGAGGGAGAAGATTATGAACAACAGAGTCAGGGTTTAGTATCCGCAGAGTGGGTTGTGAAAAATGCAAATAAACAACTAAAAATATTAAAAGCATATAGAGTTGAATTAGTTTCACCAAGCTATATAGAACAATTTAAACCTAATATAAATGAATCATTAGAAACAGCTAAACAATTATTGGAGAAGAAAATGAAAACCTCATACTACAAATATACATTTATTGATGGTAAAATACCAATTAGTAAAAATAAAAGTATAGATTTTGAAGATGTAAAATTATTAGATAAAAGAGTTAGGATTGACTATAGTCAAAATGGTCCTGTATTAGTTATACCTATAGAGTTTGATATGGATAAGTTTTTTAATATTAAATATACTTCAGAGTTTATGAAAATGAAGAGTGAATTTCAGCAATATTTAAGACTAATAGATGGAAAAATAAAATAATATATTTTCCTATATTAAAACCTCAATTAGAAATAATTGAGGTTTTTTTTTATTATATTTAAAATAAAGCTTGACATTATTAAGTTTTATACTTATATTGTAGTTGTAGGTTAATTTAAAAGGAGAACAAAAATGAAAAATATTAGAGAATTTATAACTGAAAGTGGAATGACTGAAAAGAAAATGATAGATACTATCATTAAAGAGATTAAACCAGTTTATGATAAATGGAGAGATGAATATTTTGATTATCTAATAGCTAGAAAAGAATTAAAAAGAAATGATTATAAAGAGTATGAAAGAACTTGGGTAAGAAGTGAGCATAATATTTTATTATCAAATGATAAAGGTATGAAAGAAAAATTAGTAATAATTTTTGATAAAAAATTAGTTGATGTTAGTAAAGCAATTCATAAGAAGATTGTGAATGCTAAGATAGGTAAAGTTTTTAAAATAGAAAGAGTTAAAGATAGTCATAATGATTTAGATTTTTATATAAATGATGCTTTTAAATTATCAATTAGAACAATAGTTGCTAATGGATATGTTCAAGTAACTCATTATAGAGTTATAACTACAATCACAAAAATAAATATGGAGAAGTAAAATGAGTAAAGAAATAATTATAACAAGTAGAGACCTAATTATTGAAGGAATGTCTCTGATTAATAGACGGGGTCAACTAAATGAAAATCAATCAGATTCAAAAATGACATCATTGTTTATTTATGATTATGGTGATATATTTTGTTATGAAGATGAGTTTAAAATTGTTGGTGAGAATAGCTCAGAAACAGCGAATACTACACTTACAAGTGAATGTAGTATAATTACTAAGAAAGGTAATCAATGTTCAAAGAAAGGTACTTATACTAATGAAGAAGGTAAATTATTTTGTGGTATTCACGCTAGAGGTAAAAATTATTTAAAATTGGAGAAATAAAATGAGTAAAGAAGTAGAAATTTTAATAGATGGACTTGATGATGGTAGATTATTACTAAGTAGATATATAGGAGATGATCCTTATTTTATTAATAATTCTAGTAATTGGTCTAAAAGTATGTTGAGTGTAGAAGATACTTTGGAGTTAGATGAAGTCTTAGATTATAATATCACTAATAAACTATGGGAATATAAACTAGAGGAGAAAGAAGTAATGAAAAAAACTTGGACTGATGTATTTAAAATGTTAAGCGAGTTTGAAGAAGGTAAGCATATTATTGTTTTTAAAGAAGATGATGATTTATCTATATTTGAAAGTATTGATGAAATGAATGAATGGGGCGTTATTGATTTATATGATTGTGAAATTGCCCCAATTCATACTAAGTCATTTTTAGAACACTACGGAGATGAGTGGATAACTAACATGTCTCCTGATAAGAATATGATAAGAGGAGTTAAATATAAAGTAGATTGGGTCAATTTAGTTATCACTAAAGATGAAATAACTTTTAAAGATGAAAATAATCAATTATGTTTTGTTTATAGTGATAATTGGTTTGTATATGAGAGTTCAGATTATATATCTATATGCGGAAGAAGTGTTGAAGAGTTTCTTATTGATTGGGAAAGTATGAAGTATGACATTAAATATAAAGACAGTGAATCTGTCCTTATTGGTAGTGATAAAGGAAACATTGCTAACATGACTAAAATAATTAATTATAACAATAAAGAAATAGTTGATCTTGAATTAGTAGAAATTAAGTTGAGATATAATAGTGAAAATGTTGAAATTGGAAATACTTTTCTACATGAAAATAGTGATTATAAAATTTATAAAGTAGAAATGAAAAAAGATAGTATTATTCATTTATCGCCTTCTCATAATATTGCCGATGGTTTCGATATTGGATATGAAGAGCTTTCAGCTAACTATCAAAAAATAGTAGTAGTTAGAATAAGTGATATATTATGAAATTATCAGATACTAAAAATATTACCGAAACATTATTATTTGAATGGGATAAATTTGATGTTGGTGAAACATTTGGTGGAGTTAAATTTTCAAGAAAAATCAAGATGATGCTTAATATGATAGATAAATCTGATGATACTATTTTAAGAGTAATGAGAAAGCTAAAGAAAGATAGAAAATTAAATTATTCAGTATATAATAAGAAAATTACATATTCGAATTAAATCTAAATAACCTTACACAACATTCAAGTGGTAATTTCAATGCTACTTGTAATGTTTGTGGTGATGGGGATGGACATAAGCATAGATTGTGGTTTCTTAATGCTGATGATGGTGGAATAATAGTTAAATGCTTTAATGGAGGGTGCTTATTAGAGTCTTCTCCAACTTCGTTCTATAATTTTTTAAAATTAGTTGAGCCAGCTTTAGCATCTAAATTTAATGAAGAACAAAGAAGAGATAGATTTCAAGATACTATTAGTTATGGTAAGCAAAGAACTAAAGCAAAGAAAGTAAAGTCATTTAAAATTGATAAAGATAACACTAAATTTTTCAAGAAATTATCTAGTAAGAAATATGATAAAATAAGTGAGCATCCTAAAGCAATTGAATATTGTGAAAATAGAAAAATTCCTAAAGAGGTATATTCAAAATTTTATTATTGTGTTTATGATAAATCTAAATTCTATAATAAAATGATAATGCCATTGTATAGAAATTCTGACAATCATATATATGGATTTGTTGCTAGGGATATTGTTAATAAGAAATTCTTGGTAAGTTTAGCATCGGATAAGAATATTAGACTATATAATATATTCAATATTGATAACACAATGAATGTTTATATATTAGAAAGTATGATAGATTTAATGTCAATGGGAAATGATTTTAATGGGATTGCTATGCTTACATCTTCTATTCCTCAACATATATTAGATACTATAAAGAAACCAATATTTTCATTTGATAATGATCTAACTGGTATAAATAAGTCAATAGAATATACTGATAAAGGATATAAAGTAGTAATATTCCCAGATGACTTCAAATATAAAGATATAAATGAAGCTATTGTTGATGGATATGATAAAGATAGAATTAAGAAAATAATGATTGCTAATACTTATGAGGGTATACAAGCAACTCTAAAATTAAAAATGATTAAGAAGAAGAGGAGATTAAGATGAGTAACCCGAAATGTTTAGTTTTTAACAAAGCAATTGTAGAGAGTAATGGTATATATAGAGTTAATGGCAAAACAACTAGAATTATAGATCAACTAATACAAGATTTATTTAATTATGGTTCTATTCATGTAAAAAATGAATACAATAATACTTCTTCTAATGAATATACATTTGATAAATTAAAAAGAAGACTAGAATCAGAACATATGTTTACTTGTGAAGATTTAATATTTAGTAAAAAGGAGTTATTAATTAAATTTAAGGAGATTGATAATTAATGAAAACATTTATATTTTATGATGAAATAATTCATGCTACTGTTAATGAACTAATAGAGAAAATTGAATTAGTAGAAGATTCAAATGAACATATACAAATATTGTTCTCATCAATGGGTGGTGGTTACAATACAATGAATATGCTAATTCATTATATTAAAAACTCAGAAAAGTATATTCAATTAGTAGGAAGTGGTGAAATATCTTCTGCTGGATTTATATTATTTTTCTCTTGCGGTAATAATAATAAAATTCTTGATGGTAGCTATTCAGTAATTCATTTAGGAACAAGATCAGTAGAAACTAGAGATTTAATGAATAATAAAACATTTGATAATTTTGCAAGTAAAATGTTATTAGCTGATAATAAGAGTATAATAGAATGGTATTCATCTCTTGGTGTTACTTATCAAGAATTGAATAGATTAAAGAAAGGCGAAGATATATATTTTGATACTAATAGATTAAATGAAATTTTGAAAGGAGTACAAAAGTGATTAAAATAGAACATTTAGAATCTGTTGGTTGGGAACATTCAATTAGAGGTATGAGAAATCCACTAGAAAGTTGGAATAAATCAGATAGTAAATTAATTGTGTCTGAGTATAATAGTAGAATTACTTTAAATAATACTCAAACTAGTGTGTATATGTTAGGTAAAAATGATTTAAAGTTAGCAAAGAAATTAGTTAAGGCTGGAGCTAGTCATAGGAAGTTTTTAAGACACATTAATATATATTGTGATATTACAGCTAATGAGAAATGGTTTGCTGAATTTGATACCTATTTACATACTGTACAGAACTCAACAAGTCAAATGCACAGTTTATTAAAGAAACCATTTACTGAAAAAGATTTTAGTTATGAAATTAAAACATTAGATACTCAAAGATTATTTTTAGATATTATAAAACAATTAAACAAATTAAGACTTGTTTATTTAGAATCTAAAACACAAGAGAATAAGAAAATAATATGGAGGGATATTTTAGAAATTATGCCTCAGTCATATTTATACACGAGAACAGTAATGTTTAATTATGAAGTATTCTTATCAATGTATCCACAAAGAATAAATCATAAAATGACAGAGTGGCGAGAATTAATGAGTTTACTAAGAAATGATTTACCATATATGGATGAATTTTTAACAACTATTGAGGAGAAAAAGAAATGACATTAGAAGAAAAATTAAGAAAATTGATTATTGAAGAAAGACAGCAACATCAAGGTAGTAATACAGATTTAGCATTTGGTAGAGAAACTATACTAAAAGAATTAGAAAGGTTGTTAGAACAAGAAAAATCTGAAAGTAAAGAAATTGATTTGTTATTAAGTTAAGTAATTCTTATATCTAAAACTAACAAAAAGTGCATTTAATTTATTTTAAATGCACTTTTTTCTTGACATTTTATTTTATTATATGTATATTGTAATTATAACTTAATTTAAAAATAAATAAAGGAGAAACAAAATGTGTGAATTAACTAGAAGCATCAATTATGTAAAGAACCTAAACAACTTGTCAGAAGATTCAATAACTACTTTTGGACTTGCTCAAAAGTATAGAGAAATTTCTCTATTAAAGAAAGAGTTAGAAGCTACTGAGGAATCATTAAAATCTCAATTGATCGAAAGAGGTGAAACTATTATGCTTCCTGAAACTAAAGAGAAAGTAATGTGGAGTGAAGGTAAAGATAAATCAGCAATCAATGTAATGAGTGTTTTCAAAGAAATGAAGAAAGAAAAAAGAATTAATGAATTTATGTCAATAGTTTCATTAACAAAGAAAAACTTAGAATCTATTGAAGGTGGAAAAGTATTTTCAGCCAAATATAGTGAAGTTGTTGGAAAAACTAACCCATCAGTATCATTTAAGAAGATGTCAAAGAAAGATTTAGAATCATAGTCAAATAGACGATATACTCGACTTTCATCTTTAGATACTAATTATATTAAGATAAAGATGAAAGTTGATTTAAACATATCAAATGATAGCTTAAATCAAAGGTTAATATAAATGAGTAAAATATTAATAGAAGATATAACTTTTTATAATAATGTTAGAGTAATAGATACTAGACATTATCAAGATCAGTTTCTAAAAAGAAATATTGATTTAACAACTAATGATATTAAATTAATATTTGAGAGAGGTATTGATACCCTTAAAGGATATGCTGAGAATGGTATGTTCTATCTTATTTATTCTAAAGAATTTAATCAAGGTGTGGTTATTAAATATAAGAAAGGTAAAAAACATGATATAATAGTCATAGTTACATTCTTACCTAGAGGTAGAAAGCAACCTAAAGATGATACTGAAAGAATAATAGTTGAGAATAATATAATATGTATGGATAATGAATGTTTAGTATATCTAAATGAAATATTTAATGACGTTAAAGAAACTAATACAAGCACAATAATAGAATCATATATAAATAATTTTAATTTTAATTTTTATTTCTTAGATGGTAAAATATATGATATTACTAATTTAGAAGTAATCGAGGTGGTGTAATTTATGAGTAATGAAATAGTAAAAGGAATGACAATAGTAGATTTTCTGAGCATATATAAGAATGAGTTTGAGAGAAAATTTAATGAAAGAAAAAAGAAGATGAAAGAGGATTATAAGAAAGAAAATGGATATTATTATGATATTGGACAGTTAAGAGAAAATCTTTTTATATTTCTTAAAATACTTGACGAATTAAGTTTTAAAGATAGTGATCAGTTATTATCAATGATAATTCATAATGTAAATATTAGTAATAGAAGGGATACTGCATATAAAGATATTAAAGATATTAAAGATAATGTATTTTTTAGAAAGAGAAAGAAAATAATATTAAAAAATACTCCAAGAATTACTGATAAGAAAATTATTATTGATAAATCTAGTATGAATAAGATTGAAGTATTACAAAAAGAGCATAATAATCTATTAAAACTACTGAAAGATAAATGGTATATTGGGAGAGAACATAATGTTTTTGATTATACTATAGAAAAAAGAAATATTTGGTTTGATGAAATATTTAGTAATCTATCTTCTGACACAAAAGAAATGATTAGTATGTTAACGGAGAAATATCATATAGTAAAGAATATAATTGATTTATTTAAACATGTAAATATACATCCAATAGATATGGATGTATATGGTGATGATTATTATCAATTTACTAACTTTAAATTATTTTGGAAACAACTACAAGGTGAGTGTGTGGATATGTCTAAATCCAATGTATTATCACTATTTAAAACTAAATATAATATTGATGAAATTATAAATGAGGGATTCTAATAATGAGTAATCTAAGAGATAAATTTGTAAGAGATGTTGATTATAAGAGATATTTGAAAATTAAAGATATAGTCACTAGAATAAATGAACTTATAGATAGTGGATTTCTTATAATTGATGATAGTCTTGTAGATAATGACAAATATGAAATAAATGAAGATGGTACTATTAATCAGTTAATAGGTAAATCATCTAAAGCAATAATAGTTGGTGGAGTTACTGAAATGAATGGTGATTTAATTTATGTTAATAAAGAAGATATAGACTATTTTGATAAGATACAAATAGTAAATCCATTAAATATCGAGAAACTTTAAGTAAGGAAATAAATTATGTTTGAATTTATGAGAATGAGTAATATTATTAGACATATATTTTATTATACACCTAAAATAAAGAAGATATATTTGTCATCAACAAAGTATAATTATCAGCAAAATATCAAATTTGGTGGATGTCAAATAATATTAACTCATTTGATAAGAGGTTCTTTAATAGAGATTAAGTTTAATAATAGTGATATTTGTAGTTATGTTGATCAGAATATTCAATTGAATAATTTTCTAGGTATTAATGATATTGAAAATAATTTAACTAAAAATGATATGAAATATATAATTAAAGAATTAAAAAGAATTAAAAAGGAGAAATGAAATGAAGAAATTTTTAACAGTAGCAATATTCAACTTTATAGTAATAAATATGATAATTTTCATAATAGGTTCATTCGTAAATATGGAGTTTTTTAACTTCTATTCTTTTACTGAGGGAATGGGGGTTATTAGAGGTTCGATAATGATAATTTATTTGATTTCTTTAGTATTTATGATGTCTATGGAATATGGTGATGATCTATTAGTCATAAGTGAGGAGTATGATTTCATAATATTTATATTTAATTATTTTAAGAAGAAATAAAAAAAGCTTGACATTATTAAAAATTATTATTATATTGTAGTTGTAGGTTAATTTAAAAGGAGAAATGAAAAAATGAGTATTAGTAATAAAGAAATGAGAATAGATGTTAATTTCGCTAAAGATTTGTCTGAGGGTAAAATTAGTATTGGAACTATTGGATCTACAATAACATTAACTCCAATGAAAAATAAAGCTAGTGTAGGAAGTGAACTTAAAGTCAAAGATGTTGACACAACAAAGAAAATTAACTTAAATTTCAATCATATTGAGAGTGTTGAAATGCTAATTGAACATCTGAGTTATGTGAAAGAAAATCTGAGAACTAGAGATTACCATAACCAACTAGCTTATTGCTGTTAATTAAAAAGGAGAAGTAAACTATGAGTAAAGAAATATCAAACTTAGAATATCTAATAATGACACACAAAGAGATTTACTATAATGGGTTAGAAGGCAGAGATGATATTAAAGCTATTTCTGATAGTGAATTTGACAAGCTAGAAGATGAGCTTAGAGAACTTGACCCAAATAATATAGTATTACAAAAAGTTGGAACTAATGGTGGTAAAGTTAAACATTCAAATCCAATGCTAAGTATCAAGAAAACTAAAGATGAAAATGATGTTTATGATTTACTGAAAAAAGGTAATTTGATAGCTAGTTATAAAATGGATGGATCAGCTTGTAGTTTAAAATATGAATATGGTCAATGGATTAGTGCTTCAACTAGAGGTGATGGTGAATTTGGGAATGATGTATCTAAACAAATGAAATATGTAAATTTTCCTAAGAGTATTAGTAATATTACTGAAGTTAGAGGTGAAGTAGTAATAAGTAAAAGTAATTTTGAGCAGTTAAAGATGGATATGTTATCAAGATCATTAGATGAGCCAGAATCAATTAGAAATTGTGTTGCTGGAATATTAAATCCTAATAGAAAGGATAATTTTGATCTTGCTAAACACTTGACTTTTATACCATATTTAAGTGATAATGATTTATTCTATAACGATATATTTACATATCTAAGTACTTTTGGATTTGAATTACCTGTCTATGAAGAAATAATAAGTAATTCTGATGTTGATACTTTTATTACTAAGTATGTTGAAAGTATTAAAGATTATGAGTATTTAACGGATGGGATTGTATTCAGAATAAACGATAATAGAGTAGCTAATAAGCAAGGTAAAACTTCTCATCATTATAAACATTCAATAGCATATAAACTTGAAGCAGAGACTGCTATAACTACTATTAAGAATATTATACCAGAAGTTAATAGAACTGGGAAAATATCTTATGTAGCTGAAATTAAAAAAGTTAAATTATCTGGTGCTACAATAGGTCGAGTAACATTACATAATGCTAGAAATATAATAGATAATAACTTAGGTGTTGATGCTAAAATTGAAATACAGCGTAGTAATGAAATAATTCCCAAGTATTTAAAAACTATTGAAGGAGTTAATCCATATACTAATCTATCAATGTTTTGTCCAAGTTGCGGTGAGTCATTGAGTTGGGGTATGAGTAAAGCTGATTTATTATGTACAAATAATAGTTGTGAAGGAATATTTTTCTATAAAGTGCTTCACTTTATAAAAACCCTTGAGATTGACTCATTTAGCGATAAGACATTAAGAAAATTATTTAATCTAGGATATATTGAAGACTATTCAGATATTTTTAAATTGACTTATAAAGCTTTTTTACAATTACCTAAGTTCCAAAAGAAGTCAGCAGAAAATCTATATAATAATATTCAATCTAAAAAGAATATTCCTTTAGCGACTTTCTTAGCATCGTTAGGGATTAGTGGTTTAGGTAAAACTGCAAGTAAATTGATTGTAAATAAATATAAGACTTGGTATGATATATTTATGACAGCATCTGTTTATGACTTAGAACAAATTGATGGTATAGGTGAGGTATTAGCTAATAATTTTTATAATGATATTCACAATATAGCTACACTAAAAGAACATTTAGAACATGACTGTGGAGTTACTATAATAGATGCTAATACTACGGATGATGAATTAAGTGGTGGTAAATTAGAGAATATGAATATAGTAATAACTGGTAGTTTAGGAATATCAAGAAAGCAATGGAAAAAAGACATTGAAGTAAATGGTGGGAGTTTAAAGAGTAGTGTTAGCAAAACAACTGATATATTAGTTTGTAATGATCAAGATTCTAGTAGTAGTAAAATGAGAAAGGCTAAAGAATTGAATATTAAGATTGTAAGTGAAGATGAGCTAATAGAATTGTTTAAATAGAGGATTATAAATGTATGATATAATTGGATGGATAATGGTTTTTATCTCAATAATAGCTTCAATATTATCATCAAAATATCAAAATAGATACTCAATGATTCTTTATATAATTACTGCAATGTGGTGGTCATATTATAATATATTAGTTATACAGGAGTATCATCAAGGATGTTTAAGATTGTTTTATTTTGGGATGGGAATAATTGGATGGTTCTCTTGGAGTGAAAAAGATAAAATAAGAAGAGCTAAAGATGAAGAAATAACTGAACTTAAATTAAAATTAAAGGAATATGAGAATGAGAACAATAATCTGCGGAAAAAGTGCTAGTGGAAAAGATTTATTAAGAGAACTATTAGTTAGTAAAGGATTAAAACCTTCAATATCTTATACTACTAGACCATTAAGAGATGGAGAAATACAAGGAATTGATTATTTCTTCATTACTGAAGATGAAGCAGAACAGTATATAGATTCTAATATTTTTCATGGTAGTGTTAAATTTAATGGGTGGTTTTATGGGACTAGTTTTGATTCATTTGAAAATGATGATATATTTATTATGACGCCTAAAGCAATATCTAAATTAACCATGAAAGAAAGGAGAGATTCATACATTATGTTTTTAGATTTAGACGATAATACATTAAGAGAAAGGATAAATATTAGAGGTGATATGAAAGGTGACAATATAGATAGAAGATTTTTAGCAGACAAAAAAGATTTTGAAAACTTCACTGATTATGATATTAGAATATCTAATAATGACTTTAATCAAAAATATTATGAAAAAAAACTTGACACACTATAAATTATTTCGTATATTACTATTAGATGATAATTTAATAGGAGTTAAAGATGAGTTGGATATTGAAGGTTGAAAAGTATTTTGATTTGTATGAGATATTTGCATTTATGAGCGAAGAAGAAGCAATAGCATTCCAAGATGATTGGAATTTAAAAGGTGAAATTTATTATAAGGAAGAAGAATAATGAAAACTATTAGAGAATTTCTATCAGATCAACTATCTAAAACAGATTTATTTGAAATGGCTTTTGATAAGAAAACTATTGAGAGGAAAATTGATGGACTAGCTAGACCAATATTATTACATCTAATAAAGATATTAAAATGGGACGATAAGCAAAACTATAATAAACATATTAAAGATATAAACTCATGGTTAAGAGAAATAGATAGATTAGAATTAAAACCAAAAAAGAAAAAACTAAAATCAGATATTTATTATTTTTGGCTATATGATGGACCTATTGGTAATAGCATAAGAATTATTAATAGTTATATTGATGGTGATTTAGAAGATTATCATAAATTAAATATAAAGAGAAGTAATAAAGAAGTTATGATTAGTATAGAAAAAATTATTAAGCAAATATCTATTGATATATCAAATAATAGATTAGAGAAAATACAAAACTATCTATAAGGAAGATGAGAAATGAAGATGAGAAATGAAACAACTGAAAAAGTACTTACTAGGAAAGTTGAAAGGTTAAGTTTCAAACAGAAACTGAAAAAGAATTTTCAATATTATATTGATGTTGATAAAGCGTCAAAGAAAAATAACGATTTATCAGCATTAAAATATGAGTTATGTAAACTAAAAGAAGACTTAAAATTAGCAAAGAGTCAATTAAATAAAATTGAAACAATAGATAATATTAGTAATGATGATTTGATTATCACTACTTATAATCTTACTAGATCAAAAGTGAAAAGTTTATTAACTGAATATGATAATGAGAGTGGTAAGTATAAATCTTTAATTGAAATTAAGAAAAAAGAAATTACTTTTATCGATGATCAGATTAGTTATGCTGATAATATTATATTAGATAATTTTTATTGTGATGGTAATCTAAAAGGATGTGTTGTTGCTATTAGACAAACTGATATGGTAGTTACTTCAATAATACTTAATTCTAAAGATAATATACTGACACAACATACTGCACTATTACATGGTAAAGATAAATTTGATCTAAGAATTGCATTAGGGTTAGTAATTGAAGAGTATAGAAATAAATATATAAAGAATAGAAATTTTATTAAAATAATTTCTGAAAATTTTAGAAATATCAGTAATGTAGAAAAAAGTAGACTACTATCTAATGTTAGTGCCTATAATGGTAGTTGTAATGGTAGCTCTATTGTAAAAGATACGTATGATACATTTATGGAAAGGCTAAAACAAAAAAAGGAGAAATAAAAATGTTAGACCAAGAATTTATTGGAAAGTTAGTATCAATTTCCACAAAGCTAAAGAAAGTTAAGAATGAAGAAGATGAGAAAATGACAATTCCATTTAAGAAAGTTACTTTAGTTTCTTCATCAATTGAATATGATGAGTTTGCTAAAACATTCCCAGAGATTTATAATGTAATTACAGTTATTGAGCCAAGCCCAATAAAAAATGCGTCATTTGGAGAGCAGAATTTAGGAAGACTTCAATTAAGTATTAAATTTTTAGAAAATGATGAAGTAGAGTTTACTACAGGAAATGAATTTGTAAGTTTTAATGATGTAGAAATTAAACAATTAAGTATTAAGAATGATGATGGAATAATCTATTATAAGTTTGTATTAGAATTTTTAACAAGTAATAATGACAAATATCTTGATGAATTTATTGGTGATTCAGTTGAGATTAAATTTAGTAAATTAGAAGTGGAATAATCCACAAAAACAAAACAAAGGAGAAATACTATGTTACAAGAAAACATTAACACGATCAAAACAGTAATTGAGTTGCTAACTGATGAACTTGATAAAACAACTAATAATGCAAGTATGGGTAGGTGCCGTAAGCGAACGCTCGAATTAACTAAGCTTTTTAAGGATTATAGAAAGTTATCTGTTGCTGAGAGTAAGAAGAAATAATAATAGTAATTTTTACTAACAAAATGAATGAACATCTATAAATAATATAGATGTTCATTTGTTATATAAAAAGTTTGTTTTACATATTATAGAAAACAACAAATTTATAGCTAAAACAGAGGAATTATGAAATCAAGAAAACAATGTAAAAAATGCTTATATATCAATGATTGTGAGACAATAAATGAGTGGAGAGATTTAGTTAAGAAGAAAAAACTTAAAAGAGTTATATATAATCATAGAGTAACAAGTTGGGAAACAAATAAGAAAGAACATATAAATTGTCCTGACTATAAATTTGAGGAGAAATAAAAAATATGGTGCTTTTAGATACTAGTGTGATAAAGATGACAACTATAACTTCACCACATATCAAACCAGAACTAATAAGAAATCCAGAATACTTCAAACACTATTTCTTGCAGAGCATACTTGGGATAAAGAAGCAATTTAGTTGTAATCAAGATAATCCTTTAGTGCTTTGTATTGATAAAAAAAAGATATTTGATGTTGATGGAGAGAAAGTATATGGATACTGGAGAAGTAAAATATATCATCAAAATTTAGATAAGTTTTCACCACACAACAAATTCTCAAAATATAAGGATGGAAGACAGAAATCTAAAGATGATGGATTAGATTGGGAATTACTTGAAAAATATTATTGGGAATGTATAAACTTATTTAAAGACTATTCTGATATAAAGATAGTAATGATTCCAGGTATTGAAGCAGATGATATATTAGCTATACTATCTCAAAGATTGAAGAATAAGACCACTATAGTAACAATTGATAAAGATTTAAGACAATGTATAAGTAATAAAACACAATTTTATAATTGGAGAAATAGGAAATATGAAACTCAATCACCAACTGATCATGAGAATTTACTATTTTATTTGAAAGGGGATAGTGGAGATGGTATTTGTTCTGTTAAAAATAGATATAGATGGAAGTCTAATTTAGAAAAGAAATCACTACAAGAAATATTTAAAGAATTTCCTGATGAAAACTTAGAAGAAAGATTGTCTATAAATAAAAAGTTAATGGATTTATCTACTAAGAATATTCCTAAGTCAATTCAAAAAGCTATAATTAATGAGTATAAAAAGGAACAGGGAAAATATAATCAATTGAAACTACAAATAACTTTAAAGAAAATGGGAGTTGGTTCAATGACATCTGGTGTTGCTTCAATAATAGATAGATCAGATGAATTTAAGTTAGCTAAATATTCTGTTGATTCATATACTACCAAAAAAAATAATAGAGATATGCAAAAAACAACTTCTATTAGAAATAAGTTTTTATAATGAGTTTATAAATATAAATAAATAATATAAAGGAAAAGTGTAATGAATAATGAACCAAAGAATATTTTAAATGGATCTGTATTTGACAAGCTATATAAGAAACCAGATACAAATCCTAAGAAAAAGAAGAAAAGAAAAATAACTACTATAGGTAGTCATAGGAAATGGAAATTTAATTATTAAAAAAAGGAAGGTGATTATGAAAAGATTCAAATTTTTAGGTGTTTGGATGAGAAGTAATACGTTAAGTACTAAAGGAAGTACTTATACATTCAAGCCAGAGCAAATTTATGATGAGAATGATATGATAAATTTGTTTGTAGAGTTACATCCTAATAGATGGGAAGAAGTTAGTAATGAAGTTGTTGAAGATGTAGTTTTTATTGATGAAAAAGCAAAAGAAGATTTTACTGAGGCATTAGAAGATGAAAAATTAGATAGCGATATTGTAGCATTTAATAATTTCATTGAGACTGATGGAGATGTAGAAGGATATTTAAATGATGGGGTTCATTGGACAAAAATTAAACAAATCGCTGAATATTTAGATATTGAGTGGACAAAAAAGGATGAAACAATTAGAGCAATAGTTGATTCATTATAAATTAAAATAGCTTTAATTATAGTTTGTATTATAAAGAGTTAGGTGTGATTCCCTAACTCTTTTTTATTTATATAAACTTTTTTCTTGACATTATTAAATTTTATACTTATATTACTATTGTTAATTTAAAGGAGAAATAAATTATGAATGAAAATATTATTAAGTATGAATTGAAAAGTTATAGAATAGCTACTGTTGTTGGCGGTTTAATAGAACAGCCAGAAATACGATATGAAGATTATGATACTATAGAAGCCACAAATGAGAAAGAAGCACTAGAAATATATAATAAAAAATGGAAATGCAATTATTTTTATGGGAAAATTTTAAAATGAAAGAAGAAACTATTATAACAGCAGATTATTTAAGAGCTAATCCAAATCATATATTTGTGTTTGGTGATAATCTATTAAGATATGGTACTGGTGGTGCGGCAAAATTAAGACATCATAAAAATACTTATGGTTTTATTACTAAGAAAGCGCCAACATATAGAGATGAGGACTTCTATACACCAGAAGAATATCTACCAGTGTTTAAAAAAGAGTATGATAAACTATGTGATGAAATAGAAGCTAATCCAGATAAGCTATATTTAATTTCAAGGATTGGCGGTAGGATTGCTAATAAACATCTAATTTTTGAGTGTATAATAGAGCCATATATCTTTGATTTAGAAGATAGATATGATAATATTAAAATGTTATTTTAAAAGGAGAAATAAAAATGAAGTATATTTACTTAGACCAAGTCAACTCACACATTTTCAGTGGTGGGGAAGTTCATGTTAATATTAGTAATTATCTACCATTAGAAAAAGATGAGTATAAAATAGTAGCTACTATTAAGAGTTCAAATGATTTAATGAAATTACTATTACTAAATGATGCTGTGAGGAGAGAATTAGATAGTGATTATAGAATACATTTAGATATGAATTATGTTCCTTATGCTAGACAGGATAGAGTTTGCAGTAAAGGTGATGCTTATTCATTATCAGTATTTAGTAAAATGATTAATACTTGTAATTTTAAGACTGTTTCTGTATTAGATCCACATAGTGAAGCTGTTGAATTAAATATTGATAGATTAGAAGTATATGATAATTTTGCTCATGTTAAACATATGTTAAGAAAATATAAAATTAAAGAATTTAATTTGGTTGCACCAGACAAAGGAGCTACTAATAAAATTAATAAATTGGCATATTTTTTAGAAGAACTTAGTGATTTTAGAGTTAACAATATTATTCAATTTGACAAAAAAAGAGATATGCAAACAGGTAAAATAATAAGTTATGATATTCGGGAACAAGATAAATTAAAACCTGATGGAATGATAAATGTAATAGTTGACGATATATGTGATGGTGGAAGAACATTTATGGAAGCAGGAGTGAAATTAAATTATTTTGGTAGTAAACAAAATATATTATTTGTGACTCATGGAATATTTTCAAAAGGAACTAAAGACTTAATAATATACTTTAATAAAATAGCAACAACAAGTTCATTGGGTAGTGATAGAAATATTAAAAATGTAGATATATTATATTAAATATGGAGGAAGTATGAAAAAATATTTATTGACTTTTTTAATAAGTTTAATTATATTGTCGTGTAATCAACCAAAAGAAGTAAGAAAAGTAAGAGAATATATACTATCTATTGAAAAAGGTTATGAATTAATAAGCGTTTCTGAGAGTAAATATTTTACAAGTGTGTTGATAAGAAATATTGAAACTAAAGAATATAAGTATAATTCATATTACCTTGTTTGGGGCAAAGATGTTAGAGAAATAGAATTAAGACAAATAATAAAATTTAAAATGGAGGAAATAAAATGAGACCAGAAAATAACATTATGGAGTTTATTGATTTTTACAAAGCAGATCATAAAAACCAATATCCAAAAGGAACTAATAAGGTTTATTCAAATCTTACACCAAGAAGTAATAGGTATGGAATATCTGATAAAATGGTATTCTTTGGTTTGCAATATTTTATAATGAAGCACCTCGTTCATAATTGGAATGTTGGTTTTTTTGATAGAAATTTAGAAGATGTCCTTTCGGACTATAAAAGAAGGATGGATACTTCACTAGGTAAAGATGCTATAGATGTAAGTCATATTAGAGAATTACATGAACTTGGATATTTACCATTAGAGATTAAAGCATTAAAAGAAGGAACAAGAGTGCCAATGAGAGTTCCTGCTTTAACAATAAGCAATACTGTCGATAAGTTTTTTTGGTTAACAAATTATCTTGAAAGTTTAATGTCTGCTGAGTTATGGGGGCCAAGTACCTCTGCTTCAACTGCATTTGAATATAGAAAAGAATTTGAAAGACATGCTAAATTAACTGGATATTCTGATTGGGATTTTACACAATTTCAAGGTCATGATTTTAGTTTTAGAGGAATGATGGGAGTAGAAGCCGCAATGATGAGTGGTGCTGGTCATTTATTATCATTTACTGGAACTGATACAGTTTCTAGTTTGAAGTGGTTAGAATATTATTATAAAGCAGATGCTGAGAAAGAGTTAATTGGCACAAGTGTTCCAGCAACTGAACATTCAATTATGTGTATGGGAACAATTGATGGAGAAATTGATACATTTAAGAAATTGATCACTGAAACTTATCCAAGTGGTATCGTTTCAATTGTTTCAGATACTTGGGATTATTGGAAAGTTATAACAGAATTTTTACCTAAACTTAAAGATGAGATCATGAATAGGAAAGGTGGTTTTCCAATAGATAGAGTTGTTATTAGACCAGATAGTGGTAATCCTGTTGATATTATATGTGGTGATGTTGGACCTTGGAATGTTACTGATTATGAATTTAAACAAAAAAATAATAATTGGGATTGTCATCAGAGAGGAACTTATGAAATGTTATGGGAAACTTTTGGTGGAACTATAAATGAGCAAGGATATAAAGTATTAGACTCTCATATAGGATTAATTTATGGAGATAGTATTACTTTTGAAAGACAAAAAGAAATACTTAAAAGATTAGAAGCTAAAGGTTTTAGTGCAAGTAATTTAGTGTTAGGTATAGGAAGTTATACATACCAATATGTTACAAGAGATTCTTATGGAACTGCTGTTAAAGCTACTTATGGTGAAGTTGATGGGGTTGGTAGAAATATCTTTAAAGATCCAAAAACTGATGATGGGATGAAGAAATCAGCTAAAGGATTATTAGCTGTAATAAAACCTGAAGGTGGTACTGAATTACAACTTGAAGATGAATTATCAATAGAAGAATATCATAATGAGTTTCCTGATAACTTATTAGAGTTAGTATGGAAAGATGGTAAATTTTATAGAGAACAAACACTACAAGAAATTAGAGATATTGTTAAAGAAGAATTTTAAACCAGCAGTATTTCAAACTAAAGGTGATTAAGAGAAATTTTAATCACCTTTTTATATTTTTATAAATATAAATAAAATATATTTATGGAGATATAAAAATGAAGTTTAAATCAATTAATAATAGAGTAGAATTAACATCTTATATAAGACGTCAACTTGGTGGAGAGAGTCACGATTTAGAACTAAGTGATGATAATATTTCGGATGCAATTGATGATAGTATCGAAGTGTTTCTTGAAAAAGCTTATGATGGAAGTGATGAAGGATTTATAGAATTAGATTTAGTTGAAGGACAAACACTATATAACATTGGAACAATAAATAATAATATAATGGCAGTTTTAGATATATTATCATCTGGATATGGATTAAATAGTTCTAATCAAGTAGCTACCCAACAATATTTTGGTGAAGCATTTTCTGGATTATATTCAGGTAATGGTGGCGGTATGTTAGATTATGCTTTAACTCAAAATTTTATCAATTCAATGGAAGATATAATCAAAAATGAAATATTATATAATTTTAATACAACAACTATGATGTTACAATTATATTCTAAACCTAAAACTAGTAAAAAAGTATTATTAAATGTTATTACTAGTGCTGGTGAAGATGTAACTAATTTTGATACTTTATATGGACATAGATTTATTAAGGAATATGCAGTTGCTAAGACATTTATTACTTGGGGTATTAATATTTCGAAATATTCTGGATCACTATTTGATGGAAACTTAGAGTTGAATGGTGAATTATTATTGAATGAAGGTAAAGAAAGATTAGAGAAAGCTGAAAATATGCTTCGTGAAGAATATCAAGATTCATTCGGATTAATTTATAAATAATTTCTCTTGACATTATTATGATTTGTTATTATATTACTATTAAAGGAGAAATAAAATGAAAACTATAAGAGATTTTATAGATAAACCAATAAATGAATCGCCTGCTAATGCTCACCCAGATGTTGATATTATAGTTAATGATAATTTAACTAAAGTTATAATAAAAGCATTTAAAAATGATAATGTTTATGAAACTAATAATCCTAATATATATAAATGTGCTGGACATAGTGTGGGATATATGATATATATGATAATTAAAGACGATAGTGTTATTGGTGCTACATCAATATTTAGTAGTAATCTTAAACATAGCTATAGAGGTAAAACTAAATATATATGTTATCCTAAAATATCTAAAAAATATAATGATAAAGAAAAAGGTATATTATTCCAATTATATAGACATATTCAATTTAATGAAAATTTATATATTATGGGAGATGGTAAGCAAACTGATGATAGTAAACAAGTTTGGTTGCATTGGCTTACTAATGATGTTGATTATATTAAAGATTGGTTTATATATGATACTAAGACTAAAGAAGCTAAAGCATTCACTCTTAAAAAATTACATAAATACTGGAGTAATAATCTGAATTTTAGTAGATATAGACCATTAGTAATATTTGAATAGAAAATCATAACATATAAAATTATCGTTTAGGTCCTTATAGAAAATATAAGGACTTTTTTTATTGTATTTATAAATATAAATATATGATAATATAAGAATATTCATAAGTAGTGTTTAAATGAATTTCAATGTTAAGATACATAATTATATAGAATATAATTTAAAGTTGAAGTAAACATAGTAAATGATAGCTTAAATCAAAGGTTAATATAAATGAGTAATGAAAATAACATAATGAGTAATGAAATACAAAAATTACTAAATGAAAATTCTAATAAATCTAGTATAGAAAATATTTTTAATTTACATGCTGACAGTGGTTCCGTAGATGTATCAAAAGGTTTAGTTAAAATGGAAACTACATTAGGTTCTGTTGATAAATATCTTGATAGTCTTACGAAATCACAGCTTGAACAAGTAATGAATAATAAAAAAACTAATTCATTATATATTAAATTGAGTGAAAATATGAGCAATCTCAATGATATTAAAGAAAGTGATTTTAAGAACTATTCTGATTATGAAGACGCTCTAATGAAAAGTATTAATAAATTAAATAGTGGAGTAGATGAATTATCTAATGATATGACTGCTCAACTCAGTTTTGATAAAGAGAAATTAAGTACTGCTTTACCAGTTATTGCTAAATTTACTGGGGTTGTTGGTGCTGTTGCTTTAGCTGGTTGGAAATTATATGAGTTAGGTGATGTAATTTATGATAGTTTTGATAAAAATAGTGAATGGTTGGATTCTTTAGCTAAAAGGGAAAGGGAATTTTCTAGTAATAGAGCTATTGATGAAGAATTATGGTTATCTGTCAATAAACAAAAAGCACAAAGTATAGTAACTGGGTATAAAGTAGAAAAGGACATATTAGAAAATAAGAAAATTCTATTAGATGAGAAGGCTGAATTAATAGCTAAAGAAAATGGAATTACTAAAGAAGAAGTTCTTGCGAATAAAGAAAAATATATATCATTAACTAAAATAATTACAGAAATAGATAACGTAAATGTAAGTTTAGATGGTTGGAGGAAAAAACTTAGAGATGTAGATGATGACTTACATGGTGGTGTTTTAGAAATGGCTTATATAGAAGAGAAAATATCCAAAATTGAAAGTAAGATGAAAAATAGTAAGGTTGGGTCAGATGAATATGTTGAGTTAGAATCAGAAAGAAAGAAATTACATACTAGGAAAAATGTAATAGATGTTACTAGCAAAATTGCTCAAGGAGAAGATACCAACATAGATGTGATTCAATTAGATAAGGACATTCAAGATTATATTAAACAAGAAAAATTAGTTTCTAAATTTAAGGAAGGAGAAGGTGAATCTTCTAGGAAGAAACTTAATGGAATGAGAGAACACTTTAAAAGTTTAGATTTTGATGAAGGATCAATTGAAGAAATGATAATTTCTGTTAAGAAAGCAATGTTTCCTGAAGATGTTGATATTGACTCTAAATTCAAAAAAATGCTAAGTGAAAGTAGTAATAGTATGTTCGGGCAATTTTCAACTATATTAGATGCAGTTGGTTCTGATGATTTGGCTGGTAATATGGTAGAAATGTCAGATAAAAGAATAGATAAATTAACAACAAAACTATTTAGCTACAAAAAATTAGAAACAGATGCTGATAGAGATCATCAAAGTAAAATTGATAAGTATAGAAAAGATAATAATCTCCACCCAACTAGTTATGAATATACTCATTTAGAAAATATGAACAATAAAGCAATGGGAGGTAAATTATCACGTGAACCTACGATTGTGGGTGAAAATGGTGCTGAAATAATTCAAGGTGGAAAAGTACTATCTCCATTAAACACTCAACATAATGATAAATTAACAGATATAATTAAAAATGCAATGAGTGATATAAATGTAAATTCTAATAATGGAAGTCTTGAAGAACTAATGAAACAACAAAATACTTTATTAGGTCAAATATTACAAAAGAATCAAGGTGGAAGCATAAATAATAATACAAATGTTAATAATACTAATGTTCAAATTAAACCTAAATCTGGAAATAGATTTGCTCAATAATATTTTTATAAATATAAATAAAATAGGATAATAAAAATGGCTTCAGCATTAAAAAATATACAATCAAATTCTAATAGCTACAATCTAGTTAATAGTTATAACAATCTAGTTGAGGGTTTAGGAAAACATAAATATAAAAACTTCATTAAGAATAACAAAACTGATTTTATTGTTAAGAATGATTTGAATTATGATTTAGGAAGTCTTGATCTAGTAGATGAGATCGATAAAACTAAATTTAGCTTATCTTATTGGTATCATTCAGTCTCTGAAAATAATTCGGATGATGTTGGTATGCTATTAAGTGAAGCTACATTAGCTGAAATTACTAAAGATGAATTAAATAAATTACATGATATTCCTGTTATATTAGATACTACCAATAAAATATCACAAGAAATTAGTGTTGAATTGAGAAAGCAAACTGATTATGTGATTGCTGTTGAATATCAAATTAAAAATATTGAGTTAGATGCAGATCCAATAATAAATAGGATTGAAACTGTAGCCACTAAGAATTTAACTATTAGTTTAGAAGTAGATGATGGGAGTTCATATATACCTTTAAATTCAAGCCATTTTACTACTAATGATATTGATTATAAAATTGCTAATAGTTCAAATTACACCTATCAAAAGCTATTTATAATTAAGAATTTGAACGAGTATAATGGAGATACTAATTTTAAATTAACATTGGGTGGATCTATAGATGATGATAATTTAAATATAATAATTAAGTCTACATCTTTTTATGAAGGAAATATTTTAATTCCAAGCCTTGCTAATAATGATAGTATTGAAGATTTTATTAACTTTGAAGATAAAGTTTGGAGACTATCTAATGATGGATATAATTTTACACCAATTAACAATACTAATTTAATAACAGTTGGTTTGACTGGTAAATACTCAACATTAAATGAAGCATTATCTAGTGAAATTAGTGGTTCTTTATTTTTCTTGGTATCAGATGTCAATCTTAACAACTCTTCTGTTTTAGGTGCTGGGTGTTCAATATATGGTAATGGATTTAGTATAAATACAGATACTTCAATATTAACAGTATTTCCATCAGAAAAACCAAACTCAATTAAAGATGTTCAAATAAATGGAGGTACTAATAATCTTAGACTCTATAATACAGATAACGTAACTTTAGAAAATATAGTATTTAATGAAATTGTCGGAGATGGTAGCTCTCAGTTATATATACTTAATTCGAATAAGATTGTTGGTAGGGGTTTAAAATTTATTAATAATAATTTAAAAGCTAGTAAATGTGTAGAGTTGTCCAGTTCAAGTAATTGTGATTTATCAATTAATAGTATAACTAATTATGGATATGAGAATGGGCTTGATATGTCTGGAAGTGGTGTTTATCTAATAAATTCAGATAATAATAGAATATATATAAATTCAGTTGAAACAGAAATTAGTTCAAGTATAACTACTTCTGAATTAAATGCTGTTGAAGAAGTTAGTTCTAATAATAATAATATAACTATACTTAATCATAATGTAGTTGATAATAATTTAATTATTGATGATGATGAACCTGGGGTAGTAGAATAAAAATTGGAGAAATAAATGAGTATTAAAGATATAAAATGTGATGGTAATTCAAGTAATAATATTATAGATATACCTAATGGAAGTTTTGGGATAGAAACAAATAACTCAAATGAAATTAGAAATAATCAAAGTATATCTAATGATGGTAAAATTGTTTTATATAATGATGTTATAACATCTAATGCAAATGCTACATCAAATAATTTAGTAACTAGTTCTGGCTCTTTGAATGACAGATTTAATGAGATTGAAAGTGATATTATTAATTTAGGATCTGTGACTAATGATAATACTATTTTTAGCGTAGTTGATGACGATGCTAATAATAGGAAGTTAATATCAACTGTAAAATCTGGAGAGAAATGTGCTGGGACAAATACAGTTACTACGAGTACAATTGTCATTCAATGTACTGATACAAGTTTATTTGAGGGTAGCAATACATCAATTAGAATAGTTAATAAAGAGAATACAGCAAAATTTCATATAGCAGAAGTTACTTCAGTTTCATCTAATACGAGTATTACAATTTCACCTGCATTAGATTTAAATGACTTTCCAAATCCAACTGATGTTGATCTTTATACAATGAATTATAATACTTGTATGCAAGTAGGAGATGTGATTGGTACATCTTATGATGATATGATGCAAAGTTTATTAATGTGGAATACACCCACAAAAAGTTATTTACAAGTAGTACCTCAAGGTGATAAAGATACAAGTAAAGTATTACAAATAGCTTCAAGGAGTGGTAATAATTTACAAACATTAGAGCTTAAATCAGCTGAAACTAAATTGTATGGAAATGTGGAAGTAGATGGCTCTTTGGATGTTGGTGGGAATGTTTGGCTTGGAGATACTGGAGTTCTAAGAACTAACACTATAGAGCCAGGACTTGGAAGTGGTGTTAAAGTAAATTCGTTACTAACGAATAAAAGTTGTTTTATTGATGGGTATGTTTCAGCCACTACAGGAATTACTTTAACTACAACTTTTATTTCTATTGCTGCTTTTGTTGCTAATGGAACTATAATGGAATCAAACCCACTTAATATTGAATTTAATAATAGTGGAGCAGCCACTAATATTTACTTTAAAAGTTCATATCTTTTTGGATATTATAGAGTTTCCATCAATATTTCATTGTATGGTGCAGTAACAGCAGATAGTATGGAAATAGGATTATTCTCTTACGATACAGATCCAGTGAGTTATTATAATTATGCTGAAGTAGGATCTAGTGGTTCTGGTGGAGGCTCTTTCACTAAAATTATTAAAGTTGATGCCGATCACCGTAATTGGAAAGTACAACTTTCTGGGATACATTCAAGTAATTTAAACCATATTAAGATAAAATATGCGAGTATTTCAGCAGAATATATAAGTGATCTATAATATCTTACTTCGTTCCTCTTCAATATCTCTCTCAAGTAATGCTCGTTCTTTTAGTTCGAGCATTTCATTTCTAAAATTAGCAAAACATCCACATTTAGCTAAATTCTCCATTTCACATATTTTATTATCATTACATTCATGATATTCTTTAGTTTGTATAAAAGTCATTTTGTCTAATAAGTATTGATTAAAAATTGATATTGCTTCTTCTTCACTTACTTTAATATCTACTTCTTCCATTAAAAAATTCCTTATGTTTTTATTGTATTTATAAATATAAATAAAATAGGATTTACTTATGATACAATACTCTCATTTATCACAGCAAGAGAAATATAAACTTTCATTTGCTTCTGCATTTAAAAATACTATATTACCTAGATATGATGTTGATGGTAATATTTCTAAGTATATATTAGTACCACTCACTTTTGCTCAAAACTCAAAACTCTTTGATATTGCCAATGGAACTCATATAAGAAACGCTATGAATCCTGTGAATGAAATTGATGTGTCTTTTCCCATTCCATCTATGTCTTTAACTTTTGGTGATTTAACTCCAAATCCAGAAGGTAATCTTAATCAAAACTATTTAGTTGATAAAGAAAATAGTATATTCACTCCTAGTAGTTTTATGACTTCAATAACACTAAATATAATTACTAAATCTACATCTGATACAGATATGATAATTGAACAGATAATCCCATTATTCAAAGATGCTTATGCCGTTACTTGTAATTTGGGCGGAGATATTAAACATGAGATGGTAGTTGAAATGGAAAGTGTTGACTTAGCTTACCCAGAAGAATGGCAACTTGATGATGTTGGTTTAATTGAAAGTTCTATTTCATTCTCAACTGATATTAGTATATTTAGATTCCCTAGAGAATTACCTACTGATATGGGATTAGAGATGGGTGTCATTGCTAAAAATGGTTTAGATACAATGACACTTATTGATGACTTAATATAGTATGTCAAGTATTCTTTTACAGTAATTTTTCAATCCAAATCTTTCGATTTGATTAGTTTCATATTCACTAATACCAATAACTGAAGAGTTGAATATTTGAAATATATAATTTCTATATTCTTTAGGAACTACTTCATTGACTTTAATTGCAAATTCTTTCTTATCAGTTATAAATAAATTACTCATTTCTAATTGATAATTCATAGCTCTAATTTTATAATCTATATATCTTTTCTTAATTTCTTCAACTTCATCTTTATAATGTGGAAAATATCCTAATACTTCATCAACTTCATTATTAATAATTAACATCAATATACTAACATTATTATTCACTCTACCTAACATTCTATGCAATTCAATATATCTTGGACTTTTAACTTTTACTCTAGTATAACTTCTAGTTTCATCATTAAATTTAGAATAATCAACAGCAACATAGCCTTCAAATGTTGCTTCATTCTCAGTATGTAATTTTTCAATATCCTTTATACTATAAACATCATAAATATCTTTAGCATAAGGAATACCGATTTCATGAGATATTGCTTGTAACATTTTATAACTTACTTCATCAAAATTATCACATCTATCCCTAGCAGTGATTAACGTAAGAGTAGTCTCAGAATATGGAGTTACTATTCTATTATTTGGTGATGTCAATTCAAATATATATATTAGTTGATCATCAAAATAATTTATAACTAATTTATCATGAAGTGTATGTGTATCTAACTTCTTATTAGGTAAAGCATCTAATACTAAATCAGTAAATGTCTTATCACTATTTTCACTTGGTTTAGCTACATTATCAATTGAACCAGATGTTGCAATTCTCCATTGACATTTATACTGAAAAATAGTGATTAAACTACCATCCATTTTCTCAAATATATTAGCATTATAGAAATCAAAATCATTGTCTTCTTCAATTTCCCCAAAATTAAAGAATCTATTAAATCCCATAGAAACTATATCAAAAGTACCCATCTCTAATATAAGTGATCTACATTCTCTAACAATTGGATGTGATTTATGTTTATGTGAATCTATTTGTGAATATTTTAATAATACTAAATCATCTTTAATTTTATAATTAATACCAAATTCATTTTTTAAATCATCTAATGTATTATTTTGAAGATATTCCTGGGTTTTTAATAGCATTTAGTTTCTCCTCTAATATTCCCTCTATATTATCAAATTCTATATAAGGTATTCTAATTAGTTTGATATTATTGTTTTTACAATATTCATTTTTTGTTTTATCATTAATCTGAGTTTGTTTAAAATTATTTTCTGCTTTCCCTTCAGATATATTATTAAACTGCACTGGATAGAAATGCTGTTGTCCATCATATTCTATAATAATATTATATTTAGATAAATAGAAATCAAATAGTAGTGATCTTTTTGACTCAACATTTCTACAACCATCAAATACTTTTTCTCGAACAAAATTTATATTGTTCTCTTCTAACCAAATTCTAACTGTATATTCACCTTTTGACTCTTTAGATGAACAAACTTTACATCTAGTTTGTCCAGCTTTAAATCTGCTAAAACTGGCACTGAAAATTCTTTTACATTTACACTCAATGTCTAAAAATTTTTTAATTCCAGTGTATTCTAAAGATATTAATTTACACCCCATATTACATATTGTTTCTTTAACATATTTATATGAATATGTTTGAGCTGTGTTCTTTTCTCCTACACTACACTTATTACACTTATATTTTTTCCTACCTTTGAATTTAGCCCAAGTAGTTTCAAATATATTATTACATTCAATAGTTTCACAAGTGAAAATTAAATTTGTTGAATTATTAATATATTCTGTTGATAGACATTTACAATTTGAATGTGTCTCTGTATATTCTATTATTTTCTCAATAGTTAATCTGCCTAAACCAGAACATTCATTACATTGATGTTTGCTTCCTTTAAATTCCATAAAACTTTTATTAAAAAATTCACCACAATGGCACTTAAATATTAGTTTTTCTTTGATACCATTATATTCTGTTGATATTAAGGTGCATTTAGTGTGAGCTTCTACAAAATCATTTACATCTTGGATTGTTATTAGCTTTGGCATATTAAATTTCCTGTTTAGTTTATAGTTTTAGTTATATGTATTTATAAAACTATTATAGGGTGTAAGTATATTTAAACAGGAAATATACTTTACAAGGGTAACTAGTCCTTTACACCCTATATAATTGATATTATACCATAATCTTCTTCAAGTTCAATTAAAGTATGATTCTGTAAGTATTCTTGCACTTTTAATAACATTTAATTTCCCCCACAATAAAATCTCTCAGTGTAAAAATTATTATCTTTTGTTATAGGCTGAATGTCAACTATATCCATAATATTTATTGAATCTCCTATTTTTCTAAATATTGGCATGAAAGTAGGATCTAATCGACCTTTATAAACATAGTAATTAAATTTAGTTAGTATTCTCCATCCTAATTTATTATAATTGCTTCTATAATTAGATTTTTTAAGTGGTGAAGGTTTATCTAGTAATGAAAAGAAATAAGTTGCTTTCTTTAATCTGAATTTACTCTTTCTGCCTCTAGGATATTTAGCTTTCATTATAAGCTCCTTTAGATAAATCAGCACTCATCCATTCATTTTCGTCGTCATCCTCATAAAATGGAAATTCTATTTCTTCTTTAGTATAATACTTTTCTTGAAAATTTCTATCTATTTCTTCTTCACTAGCTAATAATTTACCTTCTTCAGGAATAACTCTTTGTTCTTTTCTAGTTTGTTCTTTTCTAGCTTCTTTTAACTTATTCAGAATTTCTAAATTGATATAGTATATATGATTAGGACAATGCTCTAACATACTCTCTACCATTTCAATATCTTTCATTGTTACATACATTTTTTATTTCTCCTTTTTAATCATACTTATAATATAATCAAACTATTGAATAATGTCAAGAACTAAAAATTATTATCAATTATATTTAAGAAATTATCTTTAACTATTTTTCTACATTCATTTCCCATAATCTTACTAATTGCATTAAAATTGTCATCAAGGATATTATCTTTTTTCCAATCATCAATGACATCCTTAACAAACAGACCAGCAATTTTTGAAAAATCTTTATCACTCACCTCACCAATTTTAGACAATACATTCCTTAGTCTATTTGAATTTACTAACTCTAATATTTCACCAAGTAATAAATCTTGTTCTGGATTTAGTAGTATAACTTGTTTAACTTTCTTTGGTTTAGTTCTAGTCTCTTTCTCTTTAAACTTATCATTCTTATTTTTGATAATAACTCTAGTATCACCCATGTAATCAACTCTATCCCAAGACTTTATCACATTACCCTCACAAATATTATTCTCTAGTTTAGGCAGTCCAAAACCAGCATATATTTTACTTTCATATTCATTTGGGAAATATAAGCATTCATCAAAAGTTCCTTTAAATAATGGTTTACTCCAAGTAATATTTGGTGTATATGTTTTAGATATAAACCCAGCAATAGCATTCATCATATCTGAATATGATATATAATGACCATCTATTTTAACATCAAAAATATAAAAGATATTAGCCGGATGGTAACTTACTCCTTTTTGTACTTTCTTACTATGAACATTTCTTAGTTCTCTAACTAATTCATCTTTACTTTCATACAAACCACCGGCAATTTCACCAAAGACTGTTATCTCAGTAACATTTTTTCTATCTTGTAAGTATTCAAATAAATCTTTAGTGAATTTTTCTATTTGTGTCTTGATTGTATTTAATCCCATAAAACTATCTTCAATACCTAAAAATTGTGTTCTTTTAGCAAACTTCATTTCTTTACCATCATACCAAACAGATAGATTTGAACCATGGACTTTTTCAGTTACAACAAATTCTCCTCTATTCTTACCTTGTTCAATTATTTTATTAATAAACTTAGTGCGATAACTGTTTTCGATGCTACTAAATTTTTTGAATTCCATTTTATTCTCCTTTAATTATTTTTATAACCACCAATTCCAATTAAATAATCTAATGCTTCATCTTGTCCATCACTAATCCACTTTTCGTGATTTAAAGCTTGTCCATATTTATTAAATTCTACAACTTCTCCATTTTTTCTAGCAGTCACATTTTCAAGACCATATAATTTAATTTGACACTTTATATCATAGTAAGCAATTGTATTTTCTACACTACCAACCAATTCATCACCCTCATAAATATCAAAATTGATATTTTCTAAATTATTATCTATTTTTAGTTTCATTTTATTACCTCTTATATAATATTAGTTTTATATCTCTTATAACACGATTCATTGTTGATATTTCATCATATAGTGAATCTGTTTTTATATAATAATCATTAGTTTCTCCTGATGGAGCTGGTTCATATTCGTTTTCTTCAGCATACTCTATCTCCTCCCACAATTCAGATACCTCTTCTTCATATTCTTTTATTAGGTTATATAAGTTTTTTCTCTTTTGCTTCTTCTTACTTATATTCTTCATTATGAAAACTCCCTCCCAATTAAATTAGTAAATCTAATTGGACAGTTATAATATAACATATCCATAAATTCTACACCAGTATATAAATCATTATTAATTTCATCTCTAATACACTTTACATTTCTATTTATATTACAAAATTCATATAATTCATCTCTTGTTATTGCATAAGTGAAAGTTGATATAGAAGTGACACCTTCAATAGATTCATTTCTTGGTGGTTCAAATCCTAATTCTATCATTACTGCTCTATTATCTTCTTTTGGTTTTTGACCACAGTCAGGACATCCATCATTCCATTCAGATTTACTATCATGTATTTTAAATATTCCACTCATACATAATGATATTTCACAATCCCAACAATAATTTCCACCTGCTGATCTTTTACCCAGATGTTGATTATCTTCTATTTTATAAAAATTCATTCCCATTTTTACTTCCCCTTCTATTTAATAAACATACATATAATTATGATCTTCTTCATAAATAGTTAAATATTCCAATATACTTTTCATTACATCATATCCATTTACGGTTTTGATAGTAAAAGAACCATATCCATAATTTGATGGGATCTTATATTCAACATCATTTATATCAATTTCTAGTCTATCTAAAATATACAAAATCTTTTGATGAACTTCACTTTCTCCTTGATTAGAATTAGTGCTATCATCTACAGAAGTAGGTAAATGGTAGTTGCTATTATTAAAAAAATTCTTAATAGTAATAACATCTTTTATATTCTTAACTCTTTTTCTAAAGCTAGAATTTAATTTATCATAAGTAACATATTTACAAAAATTATTCATTTCATTTCTCCTTTTAAATAGTTTAACAATTCAAATATAATAATAATTTTTAATAATGTCAAGCTTTATTTTTAATACTTTTATAAATATAAATAAAATATAGGTAAATTAGTGAGTAAAAAATCAATCAAATATTTGAAGTCTATAGAAAATGAAAGGGAATTTAATGATATATTTATTATTTCATTTCTTGGTTTATTAGGATTATCTGTAATAAATGCAAATAATAATCTTCTATTACTTAAAATGAAGAAGTATAGAGTTATATTAAATCAACTAAATGATGACTCTATGGATATTTATTATATTATACAATCATTATATGATCAAAAGAAAATTAAAATATCATTTGCTTTAGATTTAATAGATGTCCTTCAGAAGTTTAGACAACCAAATTTTACATTTTCTTTAGTAGAGCAGGAAATTAAAGAATTATTAGAAGATTTACCTCCAATTATTTATACTAAATTATCTGGAGATGTTAAGTTATTTTTTAAGGCATATTTACATAGTGAATTGATTGATTGGAATATAACTAAATTAGTGAATAAGTTTTATAGTTTTGCTAATAGAAAGAAATATACTGAAATTGATTTCGTACAACTAGCAAAAAATATGAAACGAATGGAGGTAGAAAGTGAAGATATTCGATCTTAATAAAAAGTTTTATATTAAGAATAAAGATATTGTTATATTAGAAAGGCAAAATGCTATAAAAGAAGCTATAAACAATGTTTTAGGGCTTAACGAACTAGATATACCAATGTCAAAAGATATTGGAGCTAACATCAACTATGCACAGTTAAAATCAATATCTCATTCAACAGCAAGTGATATGGTAAAGAAAATAGATATTGCAATTAATGGTATTGAATATGTTTCTGATGTAGATATAAAATTTTACTATGAAACAAGTACACAGAATATGACAATTAAAGTTAAAACTAAAGATTTAACTGAAAATATTGATATAGATATAAATTTAGCTGAAGTGAGTATATAAATGAAATTTGAATATGGCGATATAAAAACGACTGATGATTTTATACAAAGAGAAAAAGAATTATCAAAAACTGAAGGTGGTAGAACTCTATTAAAAAATATTAATAGAGCTTATTTATCAAGACTAATTGATACAACACAAATTGCTTATAACCCAAAATCAGTTATTGGTAATTTTGCTAGTCACTTTACAGATATAGTAAGACCAAATAAATTTATTATTAGATTTACTTATGAAGATATGGAATGGTCAGATGATTTTGCATTAGAAATTTTAACTAAAACAGTTACTGCTCCATCTATTACTACTAATAAAATGACATTTAAAAGGGCAGGGAAGACAGTTAAAATTCCTCTTAATCAAGATGTTGCTGATAATATTGAATTAGCTTTTTATCAAGATGTTGATAATAAAGTTTTAAATGATATTGTATATTTAATTAACAATCAAAATGAAGCTGGTTATCATGACAAATCAAAAATTATTAATTTATCCATTTATTATATGATTAGTATTAATAAAAGTGAAGGATTTACTAGTTCATTAACCGATCTTGCTCTTGATTTCTTTGATATAAATTTAGGTTATAGAAATAGTGGTAATAATGAACCTCAAATACTGAATGGTTCTTTGAATACTACAGATAAAATAGTTGAATTAAAATATAAGAATATATTCATTGATAATATTTCAGGTATTGGTGATATGGATAATGAGAGAGTTGATACTTATAGTGAAGCTAAAATGTCATTAGGGTTTAATGGAGTTAGTATGTCTATGTGGGATTGGAATAAAACCATGCCATCTAATAATGATAATGGCATGAAATTAAATGATAATGCTGAAGATGAACAAATAGTAGAATTTTAATTATCTCCCACATCTATTTTCTAGCTAAGTCCAGCTACTCCACTTTCTAATTTACCATTATGAGCAACCATAGAAACAGCAAAACCACTACCCTCAATCATATTTAACCATTGCTCATAAGTCGCTTTCGTCTGCCCAAAACTAGAAGCATCATTATCAAATAACCATGTTGCTAATTCTTTGGGAGTTCTAAAAGCAGGACTAATTGGAGTTCCTTCTGATGTAGTTTCATACATCATGAAATGTGTTTTTTCTTCTTCTTTCCAAGTAGGCATATAATCCCTTGAATCTGGAGCAGTATCATAATAATCTTCAAAATGCATATTTTTATACTTTGTGTCGATAGATTTTAATTTTTTTGTTTCCCAATCTTCTTCATAACCATTATCAAAATTCTTCTTCAATTCTAACCACTTGTTAAATTCTTTTTCATAATTCATTTCATACATTGCATGATAATTACCGTTTTCTTGTTTTGGATGTTCCCAATTTTCAGGAACCATTCTAACTTCTCTACCCATCCTAATTCTCCTTTTTATTTTAAATACCCCAATATTCTAATTCATCATCTTCATTATCAAGAAATGATTGTAAATGATAAACAGTGCCACCTCCAACATCTTCAGAAATACAAAATCCATCTCCTGGTAAGTATGAAATAGTATATTTCCCTCTTTCTGATTTTGTCATACTGTCAAAGAGTTGCTCAAAATCACTCTCAATACTTACTAATTCATCATATTTCTTATTTACACCATCTAATTTTTTTGATAATATTTCTTTTTGTTTTCTAGTAAGGTTCATTTATTTCTCCCTATTTATTATTTTCAACCACTCTCTAAATAATTCAAGTTCCTTATAGCCTAAACTATTATTTAATACTTCTAGCATTTCTCTAGTAATAAGACTATTATTACTTATTTTTACTATTTCATGTAATTGTAATTTCATCTACATTAACTCCCTTAATTTATTTGCTAGTGATTTAATATTATTTTCAGTAGTATTATCTATATTTTGATCATAGTTAGTTAGGTATTTATTGGAAATTTTAATAAATCTATTAAAAAATAATTTAATATACTTATCTAAATCTATATCTTTCGTTAGTTTATCTAATGGGAATTTAATAACTTCATCTAAGTATCCAGTTAATTGTTGAGTTTTAGTATGTATCAATTCATACTCATCATCAACTAAATATAGAGTATCCTCAGTTATATCTCTTAAATAATGATATGATAAATAAGTAGTGCATAATATTTTATGCTGATGAGCTTTCATAGAGCCATTACATAAATCTGTGGTGTTAGAAATTAAATATTTTCTAATATCCATTTCCATTAACTTAAATAATAAATATTTTTCTCTTTTAGTCATTTTTTATCTCTGCTGGGAACACCTCTCCAATTAGTTGGACCTGATAATCTATAATATACTCAATATTTACTAACATAGATTTCATTTCCTCTTCAGTATATTCTTTAACATAACAGCTATCTGTATTTTCACTCATCTTCATTCTCCTTTTAGTTTTAAATTAACCTACAACTACAATATAACAATAAAAATCTAAAAGGTCAAGCTTTATTTTAATACTTTTATAAATATAATTAAACAATAGGAGAAATAATTATGAATGACTTTGCTTGGAGTAAATTAAAACTACCTGTATATGGTAAAGAAGTAAATATTAAAAATTGGAACTATCTTGAAGATGTTGAATTAAATAAGAAAATATCTCAAACAGAAAATTCAGAAGATAAAATTAAAATAATTCTTGAATTTCTAAAAGATCATGTTAAAGAGAAAAAAGTATTTGATGAACTAACAGATGTGGATATATATAAAATTTTGTTTGTACTTCGCAACAACTCAAAAGGGAATGAGATTAAGTATATGTGGAAATGTTTCAATGAAGATTTTAATGGTAAGCAATGTCCAGCTCATAATCAATATCAACACACAGCTTTAGATATTATAAAAGAAGTACAATATAAAGTAAGTAAAGTTGAAGATAAAAAATTAGATGATAGATATACTATTAAATTCAAAAATATTAGCTTCCTTAATAAATTGAAAATTATAAATAATATAAGCACAACAGAAGAACTTAAATATCAATTAGTATTAGGTAGTATTGAATCTATTATTAGAGATGATGAATTAATTAATTTTAGTAGTAATAAAGAATTAGATAAGTTCTTGAAAAATATAGAGCCAAAATATGTTTATAAAATAATTGAAAGTTATAAAGATAATGTTAGTAGTGTTGATATATTAAAGAAAAATGTTTGTAGTAAATGTGGATCTATAAATGATTTAGTTATAGGTGATTTTAGTTTTTTTTTATAGCCAGCACCATATCACCAATTGAATATTTTAATGATTTAATATTCTTAAAAAGTAATGGTAATAGCTGGCAGAAATCAGAAATTGATATAATGAGACCAATAGAGGTTGAAATAATTAAAAATTTGATATTAGGTAACAACAAATGAAAAGTAACTTAGATAGCTTAATAAGTGATAGTAATAAATCTATACTTAAAGAAAATGATTTTAATATTGATGACTATGGTAATATTATAATTAAATCAATCCCTAAAAATAATATAATAGTTATTGATGGTGATAATATTGAAATTATAAATAAGAATAGTAAGATAATTATTAAAGAAGATTTGACCATTGAAGCAAAAGATATAAATATAGTATGTGAGAATTTAACTGCTGATATTTCTGGAAATATTGATTTAGGTGAAAATGGTGGTAGTGTAATAACAACTTTAACTCATCCAATGTGTTATGCAACAGGTGCTAAAATATTAGGAAGTCAAACTGTGAGGTGTAAGTCGTGATAACTAAAGAGCTAATAAAAACAAAGCTAGATTATATTAAAAATTTAGAGATTTCAGATCCAGATGAATATAGTGATAAGATGGCAGATATGATATTTGAGATATTTCAAGAATTAGTAATAACAATACCAATTGGGAATGTAGTAATTGGTGCAACTGGTGGAGTAAATAATCCAGTTCCAATGATATTATCAACAAATGTGGAACAAATATAGTAAATTTATAAATAAAAGTATAATAATTAAAATAGAAAGGAATAAAATATGAATTTTAAAGATTTAATAAACAAAGTAAATAACAATATAACAGAAGATATTGATGCTGAAGAAATGGAAGCTGGTTTGGAAATGACGGAGTTATTTGACACTTTGGCGGAAGAATTAGACAATAATCAAGTTGGATTAGCTCTTATTGATGTATTAGAGCAAGTATATAATAATTCTGATGAGAATGTTAAAGATGTTATAACTGAAAGTATTTTTGATGTGTTTGAGGATGATAGCTTAGATGGAGTTGTTCATGAAGATGAGCTTGATGAGAAAAAGAAAATTAAAATCTCAAAAATAGATAAACTCACAAGAAAAAAAGATTATAGAAGAAATAAGCAGAAAATTAAGAAAGCCTCCAGATTAATGAGAAAGACTTCTAAATTTAAAAAGTCACAAAAGAAAAAGAAAAGAATGAATAAGCGCGGATTGACTGGATCAGGAAAAAGAATTGTGAGCTATATATAGAATTTAAGTAAATACGAATATGATGTGGAGTGGTTACCCATCATAAGAAAAGGGCAACTCGTCCTATTTCTCCTCCAAAGGAAATGGCTAATAACAAATTTAATGTTATTAGCCATTTCTGATTTAGCTTCATAAGTAGTGTTTAATTCGATTTCTTATCAAAGATACATAATTATATAGAAAACAATTTAAAGTTGAAGTAAGCTAACTGTTTGACACTTTAAAATGAATATTACTTATTATGCTTCTTCTTATTCAAATGATAAACTATAAATCCTCCAAAAAATACTACACATGATACTATAAATCCTATTGTACTTGGTTCCATTACATCTCCTTTAATTTATATTTTTCTATAAAATATTCTAAATAACTAATATCTAAATTTATGAACAAGAAATAATCTATTCTTTTACTCATTGTAGAAAATCCAGTTTCAATATAATCCCTATTACCATACTCTGGAGTAAATGGCATCACCCTATGAATAAAAACAGTATGACAACTTTTATATTCATACATATCTAGTATTTCTTCATATGATATACTAGCAGATTCTCTACTAAATGATTTTGAACAATCTAATTTATCAATTTTAACTTCATAAGATTTATCTTTAGCATCATTGAATAATTTAATCATATCAGCATTTTTTATATCGTAGAATTTATGAGACATTGTTATCTTCTATGTTAGTTATGTACTCTTCAATTTCTTCTTCTTCAAAACCTGTCCAAGTCATTTCCCAAAGACAGTGAGTAATTATATCCAATTCAGAATAATCAATAAGCGAATTTTCTGTTAGCTCCATACCTAACCATTCATTCCATTTTGTATATTCAATAGCATAACCAATTTCTTCACCTTCAATTAAACCACTAACTGATGTATATTCTTCTTCATTCCATTTACTAATTGAGACTAGAAATATATCTAAAAGCATACTTGAATTGACTGGTTCCATAACTTTCAGTTTATTAAATACATGTTCATAACCATCAATATTAATATCTTGATCTGGATATAATACTAACATTCTAGTTTTTATCTCTTGAAAATTATATTTTAGTATTAGTTCTTTAAATTTCATTTGTTACTCCAGAAATTTTATTAAATAAATCTTTAGCTTACTTTGTTATATTACAATTTCAAAAATTGTTTTTCCTACGTGACATTTATCTTCACTTTTAGCATTATATGCTTCTAAATGTTCATCTATATCATAACCAACAATATCACCAGTTTCTTGTAAATCAATTTTATATGAATCAATCCCATCTTTACTTACAATATGTATATTCTGTGAAGCTCTTGAAGTTAATTGTAAACTATTTTCAGAATAAGCATTTGCACCAACTAAACTACCCGATCTCGCATAAGTTTCTGAGATGAGTGCCTGGTGGATATGCCCAAAAATTACAAAATCTATTCTTATTCCTCTACTTGAATACTTTCTAATTGATTTAGTGACTCCATTTTCAGGATTAGCACTATATCCTTTTTGGTGACCATGTAATAATAGTATATTTTTACCTCCAATATTAATAACATCTTCTAATGGAGTATCTGGTTCTTTAAATGTTACACTATCACTTTCTTTGAATATGAATTTTAGGAAATTAAAGATTGTCCAATCAAAATTATCTGTAGTAATGACATCAACCCATCCAATATCATCATCCATACGGCTTTCGTTTCCAGTTACAGCAGTTACAACTATATTATAATCTTCATTTAACTCTGATATTACTTGTTGTAAAAGTTGAACAGCTAAGAAAGTTGCTTTTGATCTATTAGTTGCTTGTGATAATAATTCGTCAAGACGACGCGACGAGTTCATCAAATCTCCACCCAAAGTTACCAGCACAGTTGAAATATTTCTCAATGAAAATTGTTCTTTTGATTTAATAACCATTTTCTTTAATCTCTTCGATGCGACACTAAATGAATATTTATTGCTTGGAAGGTCAACCAATTCATTAAAATGGGAATCAAAAATTGAAAATATCGCCACTGAATCATCATTTATACTTTCATGTCTAATGGTATTCTTTACTATATTATTCTCTTTAAGTATATTAATTAGTTCTTTGCTATACTCCTCAACTGCATTCTCGATCCTCGCTTGCTCTCTGAAACTTTTTCTTTCTACCCGATTTTTATCCTGAAACTTCTGCTTCTGTTTAGCTAACCTAACATTCTCAGCAACTATTTCTTCATCTGGATCTACTTCAACGACAACCTCGTTTTCTTCATCTAAAAATACACTAAACTTTCTTTCACAATCTTTACATTTATATACTTGGTTAGTTCCTTTTGAATTATAACTGAAACCGTATTTGTTTACTTCTAATGATTCACATCTTGGACAATTCAATATGTTCTCCTTATATTAATTAAAAATATTTATAAACTATTTAATTTTAATATCCACACTCAAAACATCGAGTAAAAGAAAACTAACTATCTCGTTTTTATCTTCAACTGTCACGCTATCATTACTTATAATCATAGTGCAATTTTCATAAATAAAGAACTCTACACAACTATTTATTTTAACTTCTACAATTACTGATTTAATCATTATAAATTTCTCCTATAATTTTTAATATTGAATTATCAACATTGTTCCACTCTCTACCATAATTTTCTGGTGGGTATAATTTCATACTACATTCATTTCCATTGGTGTCTGTAATAATAAATAAAGGAGATTTCTCAATACCATATATCTTATCTAATACTAAATTACCAATATTAACTTCTTGTGTATACTCTTCATAAATATCAGTATCAGTAGTAAAAGTACACATACCATCTATTTCACCACTTGGGAATAATTTAACACTACAATAACTACCCCAAATTTCTAATACCTCATATTCATAACTAGTATTATTTTTACTATGCACTATATCACCTACTTTAAATGACATCATTATCCTCCATTATGTAAATTATAATTATAAACAATAGTGAAACAAATATTAATTCTAAACTCATATCTACATCCCATTATCTTCTATTTGCTGTTTTCTTAATTTATCCATATCAAGTGAATATTTCTTTTCATTAGTAGAATTATTTTCACTATACTCATGAATTGCTATTAGTTCTTGCCTACAATATGAACACTTAAATCTTACAACCCTATCATTAATATCTTCTTGAACTTGAGTATGGCAAGTAGGACAAACATAAGATGTTTTAATAACTGTTATTAATTTCTCTATTATATAGACTTCTTTGGCTCGCTTAGTTACTTTCATTTTATTAACTCCATTGAAATATCCTTTAAATATTTACTATTCTTAATAAATTCTTCACAAAATCTTCTATATTTACATTGCCCACATCCCATATGCTTTAAATCGCTCATATATTCACTACAATGATTTATCATATTTATTAATTTATCATTTGATGATCTGTCTACTTTATGAACTTCACTAATCATTTACTTCTCCATTATATTCTTTTCCATCAATTTTAAAATCTTTTTTATTTAACGCTTTTGAACAATAACTTTCACAATCTTCACAAACTAAATTTTGCTCTATTAAATCTTTAATCATTTGGAATCTTAAATACTGATAATATTTATCACAAAATGAACATTGCTCAACTTGATCAAATCTCAAGTGTTTACAATCTTCTGAGCAATATAACATTATGTATTTAGAAAATTCTGGACTATCAACTATTATTGCTTTAATATCTTCTGTTTCAAAAGTTTTAGTTTTCATTTAATTCACCTTTAATATAATATAACTATTTGATTACAAATCTACTACACTACTCTTTCCATCTAGTATCATAAACTTAAAATTATATCCTGCTTCTATACAAGCTTTTTGTTTAAGTAAATTAATTTCGTTATATTTGTTATAAGTCCATAAACTCTTTACTTCTATTATCAGATTATCTTTTTCTATATAAATATCAGGATAATATCTATGCTTCTTTTCATCTTCTGTATAATACCATATACTAGGTATTTTCTTTCTCGATACTTCTATTTCATCTTCATGATAGCTTTCTAATAATATATCTAATGCTTGCGGTTCATATCCTTGAACTTTAACTATTTTATTAGATGGAAATTTATATTCTTTCCACTTAAATCCAGATTTTTGATTTTTCTCATGAAACTCAGGAACTTGCATTGAATTATCAACTCCATACTTTAAATTCATAGTTTCTATATATGATACTTTCCATCTGTCATAACTATTTAATCCATTTTCATCTATATTATTAAGTTTTGTTTCTCTATTCTTTTCTGGATTATTATAATTTTTGTCTTCATATAAATCTTCTTTGGTTTTCATTGATTTAATGACAATTCTATCATAACTATTTAATCCATTTTCATCAATATCTTCTAATTTAGTTTTAACTATTTGCGATGGATTATTATAATTTTTATCTCCATATAAATCTAGTTTAGTTTCAATGGCTTGCTCTCTATTCACAAAGAACTCATCTCCATATAAATCTAGTTTAGTTGATTTACATTTTATTAATGCTTTATCATGAGAGTTCATTCCCATTTCATCTACTTCTAGCTTAGTTTTATTTGCTTGTTTTGAATTATTATAATTTTCATCATTATATCTATCCTTTTTAGTTTTATTAGATTTCTCTCTGTTATTATAATTTTGATCTCCATATTTTTCTAATAAATTCTTTTTAGTTTTATCTATTTTTTCTTTATTTGAATTCGAGCATTTTGAATCACAATATGTTCTATATCCTTTACTGAATCCCCTAAAATTAGTTTCTTTACTACAGCTTTTACAAGTACCCTCTCCAGCTTTCTTAAAATTTTCATCATAATATTCTTGAGATGTCATTTTATGAAATTTTTTAAGGTGTATTGCTAAAATATTGAGTTTATGACAATTTTCATTGCATATAATACAAGTAGTATCTGTAGGTGTGCTCATAATAATCTCCTTACGATTTATGAATATAATATTGAAGAGAAGGTAATCTAACCTTGTAAGGAAAGATTAGAAGGTTAATTAGACCTGTCCCTTCTCTATTTTATTTATATTTATAAAACTACTATTTCAAAGATTAAATCACCATTATAAGAGATTTCTCACTTCTTGTAATTCCTGTATATAATAATTTCTTTTTCATTGAATCACTGCCCCATAAATTATTAGCATAAAACAACACTTTACTTGCTGATGATCCTTGAAAACTGTGAATTGTTACAGCATAACCATAATTTATCATCTCAACTTTGTTATTGAATATCTGCTTATAAGTAGTATCTCCCGTCATTATATGATCATAACTACATTTAATATCTTTAAATACAGCTTCACCAAATCCATTTACTTTAAAATCAAATTTGAATACTGAATCAAATTTAGTCCTATTTACACTATGATCAAAATAAGTAATATCTTCTTCTCGTGGTTCAGATGAAACAGTACCTATAAGTCCATTTAATAAATATATATCATTTTTCTTATTATATAATTCCCAATTATTTTTCTTACAAATTATTTTATCACCAATAACTGGATATGGAGAAGTGATACCTTTTAATTGTCTAATTTTTTGATTTAGAAAATTTCTTGCTTTATTTGTAGATACTAATATTTGGTCAGCTTTTAGTAATATATCATCATTGTTTAAATTGTTCAATACCCGAACATCCTTACTATATTTACCTGCTCTAAGTTCTTGATTGTTTAACACCATTTGTGATAATGTAATTATTGCACTTTCTTTACTTTGTCTAGTAATTTCAGACATTCTAAAATTTGGTGTATCAAACATAGATTTATCAGCTCCGATTGGTGGAAGCTGATTACTATCACCCACAAATAATATTTTAACTTTAAATGATAATAAATCTTCAATTATCTCTTTTGACGCCATTGAGCTTTCATCTATTATAATTAGTTTGATACTTGCTAATTCACCTCTATCTTTCAATCTAAAATCAACACTTCCGTCATTCTTTGGGATCGCCATATAAATAAGTTTATGTATGGTACTCGTATTAGTAATTCCTTTAGATTTCATTACTAAACTAGCTTTTCCTGTAAATGAAGCAAACATTGTATTATCTTCAATTCCTAAATCTTCACTAATTATTTTAAGTATAGTAGTTTTTCCACTACCAGCAACACCATCCAAAATGAAAATTTGTCTATCTGATTTTTTATACCAAGTTACAATATTTTTCATTGCACCTTTTTGATCTTCAGTTAGTTCAAATTCTTTAATCATTAATACCACCACCAAATATTATTTCATCTCTACATTCTATTTTATTAACATACTCAATTAGTTCATTAATCTTATCAACTATAATTGTCATGTTATCATCATTAGATTCTATTAATAATCTACTATTCATTGATATTTTATCATCATTCCCATAAAATAAATCATCATTCAATTTATCTACCATTTTGTCTTTCCTCATATTGTTCTATTTCATATTCAGCTGCTTTCCAATACTTATCACAAGCACCATCTTCATTTGTTGGATTTCCTCCAAACATACTTTGCCACTCAGGTGTTGGTGGTGCTATGAATCTGTAGCAAGTTTCTTTTTTAGTACATTCTTTATTACCACACATTGTTATATCAGCCATTTTTATTTCCTCACTATTTCTTTACAAAATTCTTTATTAAATTTCTTTATATTATAATCAATATAAGTTATATTTATGTATTTGTCAAGTTCTTTTATTTCTTTTATATCAGCATCTTTAATACTAAATGCTAATGAACTATATTTAAAGCTTATTATGACCATTCTGATTCCTTATAAGTTTTAAGTATTCTAACCACATATTTCTTATTAATGTCTATAACATCAATATCTCCATTAGATTTAGTTTCAAAAACAATTTGCACTTTATGAGTATCTTCAATAATATCAGTAATACCATTAATATTTATTTCATAATAATCAAACTCATTAGATTCTCCCCTAACAGCAATTTCTACAATAGTCTCATCATAACTAATTTTCTTATAAAAGTTAGTACTTGATGTATAGAATATTTCTTTAAATTCTTCTAAAGTTTGATATGCTGTTACCTTATTTAACTTTGATGTATAGCTACTATAATATAAACTATCTAAACTACAATTACCATATAACTCATCTATATTCTCTGGTGTGACTTTAATATTAGTGTTCATCCTTTACCTCTACTATTTTAATTAAATTTTGTTTAATACTCTTATTCTATATCTTTTCATAATAATTTACCTCTTCTACCATAATTAAATACTTGATCTACTATCTCTTGACTTGCTACTTCATTAAGAATAATCCCCAATACATCAATTATATCATCAATTTTTTCTTCTATTCCCTTTTCATTATCACTCATAGTATCATAATTTAACTGATTGTAAATATTGTCTATTATTGTTGTTGTTGTTCCATTTTCTAATAATATTATTTTATCACTCATTACATACTCCCTATAACTTTATTTGAATAAATACTTGCGTACGAACTAACTCCAAAGTATCGCTGTAATGCTACTTCAATATCGTCATATTTTTCTATATAATATTTAAGAACAAAACATCCAGCATCAATACCTTCAACTTCATTAAATAAATCATCTTCAACTTCACAAATACCATTTTCAATTAACTTATCTCCCCACACAGAAAACATTACTTGCATCATTCCTTTAGCACCCATAAAACTTTCAGCTTCTTTATTAAATGAACTCTCATGCTTAATTACAGATAATATTAACATTGGATCAAGTTGATATTTATTACTAATAACATAAACAATTATTGTCCATCTATCAACTACACTTTTAACATATCTATAATCTAAAAACTCTTCAATGTAAGTATTTATATTAGATAATGTTTTAAATTGAGTTAAACTAGCTGTTTGATAGCTTAAATCTAAATTGATTTGATTATTACTATTACTTTCAACGTCAATAGTATTTGAACAACTTGATATTGCAAAATAACTTATAGTAATAATTAAAAATAATATTTTCATTTATTTACCTTATTAAATTCTAAAATTAGTGTATCACCAACTGAGTAGTTCTTATAAGTAATATATTCAGTATCTCCATCAACATCAGTTACTATATACTTATAATTATTGCCATCTTTAGTTTTGCTAGTAATTGTTCTATAATTTTTCTCTTTAGTTTCTGTAAAAGAAGTCTGTATATCACTTTCAATCAGAGGAATTATAACAAACCACCAAAATATACTAAAGCCAACTGATAATATTATAAATTCAACATCTATAAATCCTTTTTTATTTCTCATTACCTAACCCCACAGCATTTCTTATACTTCTTACCAGAGTCACAAGCACATTTATCATTTCTACCTTGCTCTTTAATAAACTCAAATCTTATTTTTTCTCCAGAAAGGTGTGAAATCTCATGTTGGATTATCTGTGCTTCATACCCATCCATATCAGTTGTTAATCTTTGACCATCTATATCAGTAAAAACTAATCTAATTGCTTGATGCCTTGTAGCAACTAATTGTTTATCACCCCAAGTCATACATTTTTCAATAGTTTGTCTTTTAGTTCCATTATATCTAATTATTTTTGGATTAATGAATACTTTTGGTTCTTCATAAGCAAGACTAACAAAGAAATTCTTATTAACTCTCTCACCATCTTTTTCAAGTTGATTACAAGCAATAGCTACTGCTTTTCCTTTCAAAGTTTTAGCATACTCAATTACTTCTTTAATTAGAGGTAAATCATTTTCATAATTTACATCTTCTGCTTTTGGTGTTTGTTCGTTAGCAATAATTTTAAACATTTTTATTTCTCCTTTAAATTAACTTACTTGTAATATACATAATATATTTAATTAAGTCATGTCTTTTATTATCTCTTTTTAATCTCGCCATTTCTAGTATATTTTATTTTCTCTTGCTTAATTGGTTGCTTTGTTTGGTCAATTTTAGTATATATTGCAACATATTCAGCTTTACTTAAACCACATCTATCACAACACCTATCATCATATAAATGACAATAACAAGCTGGTTTAAAATCTTCTGGATTATTCACCATCTATCCCCACCCAAGATTTAGTTTTATCATCATTTATTATAAGCTCATATTGAGCCTCTTGACCAGATAATATTCTAACTTGACCATTCTTATCACCAATTCCATATATTATAATGAATGATAGAGTCATCAATAACATAGATACTAATAAACTCATTATTGGTGTTGATACATCTGATGATCGCTCCCAATTTTCTTCTTTTGTGCCTATATAAAAAAGTATCATTGACATAAATACCATAGCCACTACTACTATTATTCCTATTAACATTTTTATTTCTCCTGTTTAAATTTTGTATAATTCCATTTTAGTAATTCATCAACTGCGTCTTGATAGTTATCAAATCCTTTGAGATTTATTTTATGTAATTCAGACTCTTGAATTGGACCAACTAAATGATACATACTATCTGACATAAATACTACTGATAATTCTCTATTATAAAACATCTCTTGTTTCTCCCTTTTTAGTTTAGCAATAAAGTTATGTGAACGTCCAATTATTCCTGTTGTTATCATTTCAAAGCAAGGGTAGTAAATATCTCCTACAAAACTACCATTATATTTATTAGTACAATCTTTAACAATACATTCTTTATTATCCATTTAACCACCCCAACGATACTAGTAGAACAAGTAGTAGTCCTAATATAAAAATTAAAAAATTATGTATTCTTGGGTCAGTTGAGTTTAATAATTTATCTAACATTTTATTTCTCCTTTTATTTCATTTGTTTTTCATAATTTAATATTTCTTCAAATGTTAGCCATTGAGGTTTCTTATGAGCGGGGAAGAAATTATGTAATTTTTTCATTTCTTCAATTTGCTCTTCTTTAGTATCTGCCCATAAACATCTCTCACTTTTATTTCCATAATTAAGATAGTAATCACAATCCATTTTAAGTCTTGACAACATCATGTATTTGAATTTTAAGTCTTCCATTTTGTTTCTCCTTTGTCTATTTAATTAACTCACAAAAGTAATATACGAAACTATTTAATAAAAGTCAAGAGAAATATTCATTTAAACTACTTTAAATGTACTTTTACTTAAAAATCCTCAAATTTTATTCTATCACTAAGTATATAATTTGATATGAAGTTTATGTTATCAACATCAATTTCAGTAGCGATCCACTTAACATAATTTTCTTTACAAGCTAATAACTCCATACCACTTCCAGCAAATGGAATATAAACAGATGAGCCTTGTTTTAAGAATAATTTAATCATTCTATCTGCAAGTTTTGGATGCTTAGGAGTTAAATGAGCAATATCTTTTTTGACTTCTTTTAACATCTTAGGTGATTTACCAAATCCTAATTCTGGAATATCCCAAACAGTAGTAAATCTTTTATATTCAGATTTATTAACCATTTGTCCACCTTTCTTAACAACATTAAATGGTCTTTTTTCTTCTGAATATTGATTTTCAGTATTCCAATTATGTCTATGTCCCTTCTTAGTAAACCATAATATATGCTCTGAAATTTGAAGTGGACCCCTTCTCATTCCAATACCTCTAGTTTTAGCCCAAGTAATTGTATCTTGAAATTGAAATTGATCTTTTTTAGTAGTTTTATTATATTGTTCAAAAGCATTAAACCATTCAATTAAACTATTCGATCTACTTCCCATTCCACAATGCAATAGTAAGTTACCATCATCTTCTAAAATATTATATAAATCTGAAATAACAACATTATTTAATTCAAAAGTTTCAGCATCCCAATTAGCATTTACTACTTTACCAAATGGAGGATCCATAATAATTAGTCCAAATTTTTCTGTTGTTTTTTTAATATAAGTTCTCATATCTTCATTAAATAACATTTATTCACCCTTTTGATATTTCATAATAATCTTTATCTAGCTCTATTCCTATAAATTTTCTATTTGCATTAACACAAGCAACACCGGTTGTTCCAGAACCCATTGTGAAATCCATTACTGTTTCATTTTCATTTGTAAAAGTCTTTACTAAATTTTCCATTAACTTCACCGGCTTTTGTGTTGGGTGAAATTTCTTAACTCCTTTTTGCTATCTCTATTATACTTCAAAATTGAAATAGGGTAAACTAATGTTGGATCATAATCTTTTGAATGTTTATATACTCCAGAGATAATATTAGTTTCATCTATGTTTAAATCGCCTTTCATAGACTTTGGATTTGTAACATTTTTTCTTTTTTTCATTTGCGGATTGTATGTAGGAGTTTTCTTATAAAAAATTGATATATTTTCATGTACTCTACCAAATTGTTTTTAACTGTAAATGCATTTGTTGGTTTTTCCTTTTGCCAAATAATATCATACCTATAATCTTTAATATTTGAAGTTCTAAGTAAACTACTAAATGACTCTCCACCAAATAAAACAATCACCCCATTTGGTTTTATTAATTTATTTAATCGTAGCCATATTTTCACCATTATTTAATATTTCCATTTACAAGAAGTCGTGCCGTAAGGTGGATCACATATTATCACATCAACTTTAATTCCTTTCTTAATTAGCTTATCCATCTCTGCTAATGTTTCACCATGTATTAAATTAAACACTATATATGTCTCCTCTTTTTCTTATAAGTCTCAACTTCAGCACCATGTTCTTTTCTAAATTCCTTTCTTTCCCCATCAGCTTTTTCACTAATTTTATCTTTAACTTCTTCAAGCTTTTTTAGTGATTTCTTAATCTTCTTTTTAACTTCTGAATTTAGATCAACTAATGATGAATATTTTTCATTACTACCAATTAGAATATAAGTACCAACAACAGTTCCAAACCTAGTTTTGATAATATTCATTTTAACTATATTATAATAGTCAACACCCATACCAGACAAATCAATTTCATTATTCATTGTTTCATCAAGAGGTTTATTCAGATTATAATCATTAAATAACATATCGTCATCACGATATAATTTCTTTAAACCTATGATTGCATCTGCAAAACCCCCTAACATAAAAAATTCACCAATATTTTCCATACTAGGATCTTCACCATCTTTTAGTGCTTTCATTCCTTCTCTATTCAACTGAGCAGAAGTTAATAAAGAAACATTTTCATCATCAATCATTTCTCTAAAATCAATAGTTAATGATTCCATCCAAATATGTTTCTGTAACTTAGTAATTTTTCTATCAATTGGTCTCATTAAATTTATACTATCAATTATCAATAAATCTGTTTTATAACTATATTTATTTTCTAAATCTTGTAAGTGTTTAGCAACTCTATTGGCATCACAACTTGAAGATGGAAAATATTTGATATTAATATTACCAGTTACTGTCTTTCTAGCTTCTTTCCATAAAGCAATATAATCAACATATTCCATTTCTTTTGGTGTTAATCTAGTAGTAGCAATTCTTAAAGCAATAGAATCAATTCTTTGTCTAGTCATATTTGTTCTCATTTCACCAGAAACATAAGTTACTTTTTTACCTAACATTGCTGATTGAACAGCCAAGAACATTTTAGTCAGTGATTTACCAACATGAGGACCAGATAATATTACAGTCATTGTAGCTTCTGGTAATCCACCACCTAATAATTTATCAATTGGTTCAAACCCTAATGGTGTTACATTCATTCCATAATCTTTAAATTGATAAGTATCATCTAAAAATAATCCAATATCATCATCAAAATCTAAGTCAACTATTTTTCTCATATCAGACTGTAAGTTTTCTAAACTATCTTTCTTATTAACACCATTCAATACATCTGCCGCTTTCTCAAATAAAACCATTGATAAGTTGTCTTTAATGAACTTTAAAGTCTGTTCCTTTAGATTATTCATAGTAAACTCAAACTTTGCTTTAACTATGTCTTTGAGTGTACTCTTAAAAGCTTTATAATCCTTTTCATTAAGACTTGTTTCATTTTCTAAATATAATAACAAATCATCTTTTGTTGGAGCAATCTTCTTTTCTTCATAAAACATTTTCATGAACTTAATTATGTTATTGTAATTATGATCTTTGAATATAAATGGAACTTCCAAAATTGTTGATATTGCTGTTGATCTATACTCTTTATTTTTTAGTAATTGATTTATAACTACTTTTTCTATATTCAAATTTATTTCTCCTCTTTAATCTTATCAAATAATAATTCTAAATATCTCCAACTATCTAAAATCATAATATCTTTTTCATTAAATTTAACTATAACATTACCAATTTGTAATATTCTCAATTCCAAATAGTGTATTTGATGTTTATATAGTAGTCATTTCAGTTGTATCACCAAAAAGATATTTAGGTGTAACTTCTTTAATATATTCATAACAACTATATCCGTCCATGAAATCAATTATCTCTTGATTATTGCATCCGTCAAACAATAGTGTTTCTATTTTGATTTCTTTAGTTTTATAATTTTCCACCAGTTACTCCATGTTATGCCATATATATTCACTATCTTTTTACTTTCATCCATAAATATACTAAAACCTACAAACAATATAATATATAAAATGAATATTGTCAACCCAATTAAAATTTTCCATCCTTGATCTCCTCCACCATCATAATATGGTCTATTAACTATATCTCCAGCTTCACATATTGGTGATACTTTAAACACCTCTCCATATTCATTTACACCATAGAATACAGGCATATTGCTTATTCCATTATCACCGTACTCAAATGATTCAATTACTTTCACCAATTCTTCTTGTACAAAATATTCACCTCTTCCATCATCCAATGTTGAATATAAGTAATGAGTTGAGATTATAGTTAGTATAATTATTAGTAAAGCTGTTATTATTCCTTTCACAATCACCTCCAATGCCATAAAATATTATCAAATTCACCATAGGTTGGTATCATAAATCCAGACATCATATTATGTATAATATCAATATTTAATTTCTTATTCTCTCTATTTTCATTTCTTTCAATTATTTCTTCATAACTAGTAGTAAATATAACTGCTTCTTTCTTATAGTGTTTAGGTACTGAAGCTAACCATCTATTCCTGGCTTTTCTACTAATATTAGTCATATCTATTACAATATCTTTATTCTCTTTAATTGCTTTACTAAATCTTCTTTGTAGCTCTTTATCAATAGCTTTATGCTTATTAGTTATTGTAGCATAGTCCCAAGCTTCATTATAATTATCCATTGGTGCTGTTTCCATTAAAATATCATCTCTTGAAATAATAGTTTCATCATTACTCCACATATAGTTATTAAGATAGCTACTTTTACCTGCGTTAGGCACTCCAACTAGTAATTTAATAGTTCTAGTTTTCTTCATTTCAATTTTATCTTCAGCATTAATAATATCATTTTTAAATTTAATTATGTTACCCATAAATTCATCACCATCATCAATATCTGTTATCCTACCATTATGATCACATTCAATATGTTGTATCAACTTTTCTAGTAGTGGTATATCTTTTTTACTCCAATAATTTCTAGTTTTCTTACCATGTTGATAAAAACTACCATGTAATGAGATAATAGATAATATATATGTTTTTTCTTCATTTGTCAAGTTAATTTTATTTAATATTCTATTTGCTAAGTGAAATGAATATCCTTCATGACCATTAAATCTTACTTTTTTCTTTTCTTCATCAACTTGTCTAGCTAAGGGTTTACCTATATCATGAAGTAGTGTAGATATTTGCACCAGCTTATCTACATTTCTATTCATTGCTTCTTTATATACCATTAGAGTGTGTGATAGTGTAGAATTTTCTATATGGAATGGATTAATCGATTGATCATCATAGTAATGGTCAGTTTCTTTCATTTGATTTACTATATATGGTTCTTCTAAAATAAACCACTTTAAAAACTCTATTGGTGTTGTATATTCATATAACATTATTTTCTCCTTTAAAATAATATTGCTTTACCTGATTTCATTCTAATTATATTTTCATCTGAGCAAGCATCATTTGCTATTGTAGATCCAAAATCATAAATATTAGTTGTAGTACCATCTGCATATATTCTTTTTAGTACATTATCAATAATACCATACACTCCACCACCTATCCAATCCACAAAACTATCGTCAATTAACTTACCATTCTCTAACCATAATTGATAATTATCAACACATTCAATATTATTTAAAATTTCACACCTACCAGAAAGAGAAATATATCCTATTAATTCATTAGCAACCAATATTTCTAGCCCACCATTCATATCTATATCTAATGACAGTACATATTTGGGTTTCTCTTTACCCATACTATATCCATCATCTGATAAATTAGGTTTTTCTTTTAGTTCTTCTAATATTTCATTTATAATACTTTTTCTTTCTTCTTGACTTAGCATTTTCATTTCTCCTCTCATTAATTTTAAAAAATCATCCACTAAACTATCTTGATAAAATGGATCGTATCTACTCTCTGATATTTGTTTATGAACTATTGGATTTATAAAATATAATTTATTCATATATTTTTGACCAATCCTTAAATGGTCATTTTCTTTATGATATACTGCTTGTAATAATAATTCATATTCTGCTTCGTTTAGCATAATTATTTTCCTATATTTACTTTTCTTTTATCGATATTGCTAATTATAACATTTGGTTTCATTATATAACACCTCCTAGGTAATATTGCTAAAAGTTGCAGTGATAACACATTTTCTTATCTAAAATGCTCTAACTTGTTTTTAGATAAGATATCGTCCATTTCTCCCAAATCATTTTGAATATTAGAAACCATCAATATTATTCTATCAATTTCTTCTTCAGTGAATTTGTCGTAATCAATGAAATCAAAGGGAGTTATTTCTGCTAACTCAATAAACTTTTTTAAATATGTCTTAACTCTTTTCACACTTAACCTCATTATTACATTTGCTCGCTTCAACAAGTAGGTTTTTCAACTCCGAAGCTAGCTTATATTCTTTTGTATTTTCAAGATTATTTCTTGATAATTTTTGTTGTAGATTCCATAATGTCTCGGAAAAATAATCAAAATTTAATTGTGTTCCTGAATTTAATAACCTTTCTTTTATTTTTTTCATAATTATTCTCCTACCCATAATAATTTTTCAATTACTCTTTGACTAGTTGCTACTTTCTGATCACCAAAATCAAATAGCTGTTCCATATAATCATTAAGTAGAGTAACTAAATCCCCGTCAAAACTAAATTCATCATATTCTGATTCTTCAATAGTTCCATCAGCAAAATCTCTAACAAAATTGAAGTGGTCAATTATTTCTGTTAATTCTTCAGTCAAATCTACTCTATCAACTAAATTAGATTTAATTAACATTTTATTTACTTTATAAAGTTGCCTTACTAAACTAATACAGATATTATTTATATGTTCAAATGACTCATCATTATTAAACATATCTTTAATTCCAATTTTATACTTCCATTCCATTTTATTTCTCCTTTTAAATTAACTTACAAATGTAATATAATAATAATTTTTAATAATGTCAAGCTTTATTATTGAATTTATAAATATAAATAAAACTAATATAAAAATTATGAGGTAAATCAGATGGCAGTAATTAGTGTAGCACAATATAATAATATTCATGTAGAAACAATTGGAGATCCAGATCCAATTACACTTGGATATACAATAAATGATTCAGTAGTTGGAAGTAATATAGTTGAGAATGAATATGAAATAACTCCTATAGTGGGAAATAATGATTTTGGTGCACTAACTTTTAGTAGTGCATACTATAAAGAATTATTCTATCTATATTTAGAAGTTGATGGAGTAGATAAAGATCCAGCTCTTCAGGGTAGAAAAGCAATTAAGTTATCAATTCTATCTACCGATACAGTAAATGAAAAAGCAGTAAAACTAAATGAATTGATTAATATGAGATTTAATAAATATTTTTCTTCAACAATTAGTGGGAATATTGTTACTATTAAATGTAATGAAAGAGGACCTGCTGAAGCTATTAAAGATGGAAGTGGAACTACTTATAATTTTACTACATTAGCAAGACCTGCTTTAAAAAGAGTGAGTGGATATATATACGTAAAAAGAGACTCTGGTGAGACAATTATTAGGGATAAGAAATATGTTTCTGTGATTGCTAACTTAGAAGATAATGCAATGTTGATGGGCTACTAGAAATATTAAATCAAAAATGTCTTACTTAAATTCTCAAATAAGTAAGACATTTTTAATATTACTAATAATTAGCTAATAGTAACAAAAATCCTATTACTGGTGGAACTACATAAAATACCCACCATCTATACCAAATTAGCTTTCCATATATATTGAATGTTACATCATCAGTTTTAATATTCCATGTACCTTTATTCATCATTTCAAATAATACATTAGCTATTGCTGAGTGAGATAATACATCTATTAAACTTAATTCAGTAGTTAAATCCGACCTTCCTATCATATAAGATAAAAACATTAAACTCATTAAACCATGATAATCTAAAAATCTAGTTGTTCCTGTTTCTTTATCCCATATTAATTTCTGAATTGCTCCCACAATAATAAAGAATATGTAAATATCCCATGCTTCTAAAATCATTTTATTTCTCCTATTTAAAATATGGAGGCTTTTTGTTATTCACCAATTTAGTATCATGAGTACTAAAAATCACTCTGAATTTTTTGTTACCTACCAAATACCCGATGTATTTACAGATCATACTCATAATAAAACATAGTAGAGAGCTGTCCGGGTTTGTTTTTTTATTTCTTATCATAATATTTATAAATCAAGTTAGCTAATTTTACTATTGCTTCTTCATAAGTTGGAGCACCACAATCTAATCTAACATCATGGTAATGTTCAACTGGATCTGAAGTGTAATCTATTTCTCCACATTCCAACCAAATTTCTATTTCGGTATTTAGTTTCATATCGTCATCAACTCTTCCAGTAATTGGGTTTACTTTCATTACTGATATATCTATATTGTTATTGAACCACTTATCTTTATCATATCCTACTATATACCAATAAGCATCATAATGATTATCAAATTTCATTTCTACTTCATTAGTTTTAGCTATGAATATTGCTTTGTCTTCACTATCCATTTAATAGTTACCTTCCATCCACTTTATTTCTTTACTATAAAATTTAAACTTTCTAATACTCAACCAAATAATTGATATTGGTGAAAATAACATAAACACAAATAGCAACCCAAGTTCTGCTAAACTTATTAAACTATCATTTTTATTTACTAATACCATTCCTACAAAAAATGATAATAATAAATATGCTATAATATAATACATTTTTTAATTCTCCTTTTTATAATTCTATATAAGTTACCATAATCCCATATTGCATATATCAATCTTCTTTATTATGAAATTTTACTGTTTTAATTCTTCCATTAGGTTTCATAATCTATTTCTTCAAAATTTTACTACCATTAACATCTTTGACTATATTTATAGTTTCTATATCTTCATCTTGCATTAAGTGTTCAACAATAAATATTGTTTTGTCTTTACTCATCTCTTTCAATATATCAATAATTACTTTAGTCTTATTTTCATCTAAACCATTTATGATTTCATCAAAGACTAAGAAATTTACATTAGCACCAAACATTTTTTCTTGCATCTCATCTAATGCGAAAATTATCGAAAAATCTACTGATTGAGCTTCTCCACTAGATAGATTATCAAATGTTAAATTCTCATAACCACCTAGAAATGAAGTATTTAGTGAAGAATCGAATAGTATACCAAAATCAACATTAAAGTTAGCTAATATCTTATTAAATGAGTAATTCAAATGGTTTAGATATTGACTAACAATATAAGATTTGATATTACCATCAGATAGTAGCATTTTTCTTATAAATTCATTATGTAAACTTTCTTGATACTCATCTTCATATCTATTATTCTCTTTTTCTAACTCATTCTCTAATCTAACTCTTTCGTCATCTTTAATTATTATGTTTTCTAAACTAACATCTAATTTAACAATTTCTTTCTTGATTTCAGCAATTTTCTTATCATTCTTTTTATGTAGCTTTTTAATAGCTTTCTCTACACTTTCTATTTCAGATGATATATTTAATATATCTTCATTTAAAGTTGAAATTACAGTACTCTTTGACTCGTTTAAATCAATTATATCTTGTTCTTTATCCTTAATCTTAATCAACATTGATTCTTTATAAGTTTTAATCTTAGATTTAATAGTTTTTCTTTCTAATAAGTTCTTTTTCATATTCTCAATATTATTCTCAGCTCTTATATTAAAAACTTTCAACTCAACTTCATCGGTATGCTCTATCTTTTCAAGTTTCTTCTTTAATTTAAATAGATCGCCTTGTAATTCAAAATCTTTTTCCATAGCTTTAATATTTTCAGCTAAAGTAACTTCAATTTCAGTTTTCAGTTTTTTTAATTTTGATAATTCTTTATTCTCGTAATCAATGCTTACTTGCATTATATCTAATTTCATATCACTAGTAATTTTAGGAATTTTATCACAATCTTTACAGACCTTTTTCATAATTCTAATTCTTTTATTACCACTTTCAAGAGATGATTCTTTCTTTGCAATGAAAATATTAATTTCATTTATATCAGAAATTATAGTGTCTCTTTGTTCGTTTATCTTCTTATTAGAAATATTAAGTTCATCTGTCTTTATTTCTTTTTTCATAGTACTTATTTCATCTCTGACTATCTCTATTTCCTTTACATGTCTTTCATTATATTTATTCTTACTTTCTACTAACAAATCATCATATTGTTTACTTAGTTCATCAATATTATTTCTATATTCAGTAATTTGCAATTTAGCTTCTTTCTTTAATATAGAAATTTCTTTTTTAATTTTAATTTCCCTATTATTAAAATCTATTTCAACATCTTTATTTTTAAGTACAAATAATTTTCTATTTTTATCTTCTTTACTATCTTGTAGTATTTCTAATTTCTCATCTGATTCAATATCTTCAATACTATCTGTTAAGCTAGTAATTTGATTATTAATTTCAGTTTCTTTCATTTCTTCTAAATCTCTAATATGATCAGTCTCTTTTTCAATAAGCATTTTCCATTTATCAATATCTTTTTCAGATAATTCTAACACTCTTTTATTATCTTTAATATCTAACTTAACAGATTCTAAAATATTACCAAATACTTCCAGATTAAATAGTGTTTCTAAATAATCTCTTTTCTTACTTGCATCTAATAAAGAAAATGGGACATAATTTTTCTTATTTTTCAACATCTTGTATTGTAATTGTTTTTTATCAATACCAATTATGTCATCTAATACTTTTTGAAAGTTAGTTGTTTTCTCTAATTCTTTACCATTCTTAACTATCTTGAATATATTTGGCTTTAATCCTCTTGTAACTTCTATTTTATCATCATTTATGTAAAATACACCTTCAACTAATAATTTTTTCTTAGTAATATTATTTATTAAATTATCTTTGTTTTTACCTAGAGCAGAAGTACCAAATAATAAGAAATTAGGAACTTCAATAGCAAGAGTAGTTTTACCACCACCATTCTCAGCAATTAATCTGAATATCCCATCTTCAAATTTATACTCTGTCCAGTAATCACCAAATGATACTATATTTTTAAATCTCATACTTTCAAATCTTAACTTATTAGTAATTGAGTTAATCTTATCATTATTCTCTTTTACATTTACATAGTGTTGAAAAAATATATCTTTGATTTTATCAATATTTAAACTATCAGATAATTCTAAATTATCAAAATATTCTGTCATCAAACTATGAGTATCAATAACTTTATTATCATCAATTTCACCAATACTAAATTTATCATTCAATATTTCTAAATTTATTTTTTGTTTTAGATTAGATATTGAATTTTTAAAGTCTTCGTAAACTAATCTATCATCAACTGATCTAGTGATTAGCTTAACATAATTATTTCCAATATAATTTAATGCTTTCTTATGGTTAGTGAATGTTTTTATTTCAAATAAACCTTCAATTTCAATTTTATCCGCTTTATAATTAACATTAATAAATTTAGGTGAAAATTCATTACTTACCCATTGTTCTTTTCCAGTTTGACTATCAAATACAATAAATCCATGATCTTCATTTATATTTGAGAAATTTAATTGAAATAAACTACCAATATAAGTTACATTTTTAATTTTACTTGGGGAGTGATAATGTCCAGTATATACTCGTTTAAAATTTTTGAATAATTCTATATTATATCCTTTTTTGGAAACTGAATTACTATTTTGCATTGCCCCTACAATATCAAGATGAGCAAAGCAATAATCATTTCTATCATCAAATAACATCTCTTCATCAAACATATAAGGTAAAACAGTAATATTATTATGTGATGTATTTCTACTAACTATTTCTATATATTCAGATTTGTATACAAATAGAGGCGAATGTGAATTTGTTTCAAGGTGATACATATCATGGTTACCTATCAAAATAGTCAAACCAATTTCATTTTCATCAAACCAATCAAAAAATCTTTTCTTAACTTCAGATAATATATAATTATCTGTATTTTTCCTAGAATTAAATGTATCTCCGAGCTGATATATTCTGCTAATACCATTTTCTATGATATATGGAAATAATATCTTTTCAAAATACTCCAATTGATAATTTAAAAATTTTTGGTTATTTGAATATATACCAAAGTGTATATCTCCAATTATTATACTTTTATTCATTTACAAGTTTCTCCATTTTTAGCTATAAATTTGTTGTTTTCTCTCATGTATAAAACAAGAAATTTTAATATAATACTTTTATTGTTTTTTGTCAACTAAAATATATTAACATTTTGTTTTCCATCCATAATTCATTAAGAAAAAATTAGCTTCTTCAGTAGCAAGTTTCTTTGTTAATCCTAAACTTCTCAAATCATCAACAAACCAATTTTTAAATTTATTTTCTTCATCTTGAGACCAAGTATTAACTAAAAACCAATCTTCTTCTGAAACTAAATTATCAGTATATTCAGCTCCAATAAATTTAAACATTTCTTTAATTATCCACATTTTATACTCTTGTATATTTTGATTTCTTTCCTTTTGTAATTTACTTTCTAATAACATATTTTACTCCTTAGTTCCTATTATTATCCAACAATTATCTTTTTGATTAGGCTGGACAATATAATTACCATGAATATCCATATTAAGAGTTTCAACATCTAATAATTTATACATCTTCCCTTGATTAATACTTAATTGTTGACCAAATGGTGTATTAATAGCTCTAATACAAGAATTTGCCATTTCTACTATTCTTTTGAATGATATATTACCAATTTTCTTAATATCATCTGGTATTGGTTCTATTTCTGTTTGTTGGTTTGTGTAAAAACTATAACTATGATTACTAAACATTGTTTTATCCTTATATAAATTTTTTAATTATGTCAGATATATTATTTTTAGATTTCTGTTTTCTTAACACATATATATTATCACCATAAAAATTTCCATATCCTCCTTTTAACTGTCTATAATAATTTATATTATAGTTTTTTCCTGAACTACCTTTAGTTTCTCCATAATCTTTTATTATATGTTGTTTTAATATATATCCTCTTTTTAATACCATATTTTTTAAGATTTCTCCTAATTCTATTTCTTCACTATTCTTATATAAATTACCACAAGCTAAAATAAAATACCCATCTTTATTTAGATATTTATCTACATTATTTAAAATATCATTCCACCAATTTAAAAAGTCTTCTAATGTTTTTGAATAGCTACCATCACCTTCAATATTGTTATATTTCACAATATCCCAATACGGAGGATGAGCAAGTATCATATCTACTTGTGACTTAGGATTAAATGCTCTAGTGTCAGCTTCAATAATATAGTCTTTTTTAGATACAATATCATTTATAATACATTGTCTACCTAAAAAATTACTTACTTCATAGTCAACACCACTCCCACCAAATATTGACCATACAATAGATGTTTTTTTAGTAAACCTCGAAATCATTTGAAATGGTATTTCAGCAATCCATATCCCATGATGATCTTTAGCTGGTTTAGGTAGGTATTTTCTATTAGGTATTATAAAATTACCACTATTTGGTATAATACTTGTACTCGATAACCACCTAGAATTTGTAGTAAGTTTAATTTCCAGTAAATATTTTTTCCATTCGTCTAAATTTATATCACAATGTTTAGGTACTTTCATTATTATCCTCTATTATTTTCTCTAACCTATCCAATTCATAATCATTTATCATGACTATATAGTTATTTTCATAATCATACCCAACATCAGCTTTCATATTCTCTTGAGCTACTAGTTGTTGAAGATTAATATTAGTTTTATTTCTTTTGATTCTTACTCTATAAAAATTATCTGAAATCTGTTCTTTAATCATTTACTATTCCTTTAACCACTGGTTGTTCACCATTAAATATAACTCCAACTCTATTTATAATTTTCATTAAAATTGGCATTTCTACTCTTTCAACAACACTTCTTTCAATCATTAAATCTGGATTGTTTCGAGCATCATGTTTAAGTGGCAATTTATCCAACTCTTCAGCTGAAAATTTAGTTAATCTTTTAACTCGCTGTATATATGTTCCTCTTTTCAAATCGCTGGACAAATCATTCCAGTTAATACCTTTTTCATTTAGCATATTTAACATTATTTTAGTATTCTTCTTATGTAGAGTATTGTGAGAAAAATGGAATTGAGCCAACATAGAAATACTATTCTTAGTAGCATCCAATTCTCGCCACAATACCGCATTCACACCTTCTTCAAGAGTGGGAACATTAAAACTTCTACAATCAAATGTAGGTAAGTTATTAACTCTTTCAGGAAAATATTTTGGTAGTAAAGAGTTGAAATAAACTGAACATTTCGAGGCTACTAAAGAATTCAATTTATCTCTTTTACCATCTAAAAATACTTGTGTTTTATAATTATCTGAATATAGAACTAATGTAATTTCATCTGATTGAGTGTACCCAATATTAGCATTAGTGTAGTTAACAAGATATTTAGTAGTTAACTCCATAATTTTTCTAAAATTAAGATCAAAAGGCTTTTCCATACCTTTAGTAAATGTTGAAAAATTCTTCCCATCCAATCTAATTATTATTGGTATTTGTGAAAATAATCTCTTCTTTTCAATCGATTCATACCCCCTTTATTCTGTTACCTAGTGCTGTCTTATCCATTATAATATCCTATTTACAGGTAATAATTTACCATTATTAAATTCAATTTCACTTTTTTCATGAGTCATTTTACTATTAAAATACTTAATTCTATCATATAATAATAAACTCTGACATAATGTTCTTTTATCAATAACTATATGATAACCTTTATTTGAAGTAACTATCATAAATTTGCAATTATCATGAATATCTATTAAATTCATTTTATCATCTATTCTATATATACAATATCATCTATTACAATTTCTGTTTCTGACCATCTATCTTCATCAGCAAAATTCACAGCACTATTTTGAATATTTCCTGATAAGGCAATAAGATCCTTAATCGTTTTTGGCATCTCATATCCATTTTCTTCATTAATTACTATTTCTTGATATTGAGTTCTTACAACAAAAATCTTTACTTCTTTTAAATCTTTCATGATCTAATTTCCCCTATTCATAGTTTTCCATGAGAATAAAATTGCATCTTTATTATCAATCCCTTTAACATCTTTATTTTTCTTCTTTAACCATTTTTTCAAATCTTTCATTTCTTTAGAACTAATCTCTTTATTATCTTTCTGCCACTTATAACTCATTATTGAATTATCACTTAATTTGATTCTAACTTCAAATTCATCTTTTTTAATTACATGATAATGTATAGGTAAATGATCGGTATATACATTAATTTTTAGTTGATCAATTGTATCTATATTAGCCATTTCAATTAATAAATTATCTTGTTGTTCATAATATTCTTTGAAATTCATTTTATTTCTCCTTTATTTACTAACAATATAACAAATCTTTTTAATTATGTCAAGTAATATTTTGACATATCTATTTTTTCTTCAAAAACATCTATCTTTTTTTTCTTATATGTTTCTAATCTGTCATAATATTGAGATACTGAGAAATTAACTTTAAGCCCTGAATATTCAACTACACAATTATCAACTAAATCTATAACTCTACTATTAGTATTTTTACCATCATGAAGTCTAGCTATTCTACCTATTGATTGTATTAGAGTAGCAAATGATTTAAAAGTTGAAATCAATATAACATTTTTAAGACTTGGTATGTTGATTCCCCTTGAGAGTGTGTTTCGACTGCCGAAAACTACCCATTCTTCTTTACTATCTCTTAATTCATCAATAATTTTAGTTCTATTTTTTACATCACCATCTATATAGTAAAATTTCTTTTTTAACTTTTTATTATTTTTAAAATATTCTCTGTAATAATGACCTTCTTTTTCTTTCAAATTGAATAGAACAAGAGTATTGCCATCTGTATTATTAAGTAATTCTATTAAATATCTTTTCTTACTATCTAATTTAGCTATTTCTTCTTGCTGAGTAACATAATCTTTTCTTGCTTCTTCATAAAATTTAATTCTTTCACTTGTTGGATAATCTAAAATTTTACTATATACTTTAAAATCTGATATATGACCATCTTTTTGTAAACTTTTATAGTCATTATATACTTTAACATCTCCAAAATTACTTGCTATTTGATACCAATTAGCAAATTTCTTTTCCATCATGGTTCCTGTCATACCAAGTCTATAATTAGCATTCTTACATAAATCAAATAAACCTTTTATGAGATCACTAGAAAGAGTATCTACTTCATCTCCAATAATAACATCTATTGTAGCAAAGTCTTGTTTTATTTTATTTTCAAATATATCTATTTCTGCATTTAGATTTTCATAGTTAGTAAAATGTTTTTTATATCTACTAAATAAATTTTTAATTTTTTGTATTTCATTTTTCTTAATCAGATTACCAGACTGCTTACTTATTGCTTTAGCTTTATTAGTATCTTTAATATTAGATTTAATTGTTTTTCTATAAAATTGTATTCTCTTAGCATTCAATGATTGCCAAGTAGTAATTATTAGAGGCTTATTAAAATCTTTATCTGTAAATTTATCACCTATTAGTTGAGTATATTTATCTATATTTTTCCAATTATATTTTTCAAAATCTCCTCTCATTTGATGAATTAAATCTATTGACGGAACAATTAACATTACTCTTTTCTTTTTCATTAGCATAAATCTAACTAGCTGATACGCACTGAAACTTTTACCTGATGAAGTCTCTGATTGGGCAGAGACCATTTTATCATTTATTACATCAAAAGCCATTTTATATTGATATTCTCTTGGTTTGAATGGTAAATTTAATTTATCAACCCAACCTTTGAATTTAATATAATTCAAATTATTCTTAGTTTTAAAGTTGATTTCATAAGTAATACCTTTTTTATTACAGACTTTCATAAGCTCTTGCAACAAACCAATTGGTAATTCATTATCTTTAAAGAAAGGTATTTTGCCGTCCCATCTTTTTTCACGTACAGCTGGAGCAAATTGTATTCCGTCTTTAGCTAATATACGAAAAGAACTCTCTAAATTAGAAATTGTAGCAATATCTCCTATTACTTCTAATAATTGAGAGTTCTTTTCATTCTTAGATATTTCTATATGTTTCTTTTTCATTTTAACCTATCATACACATTAAATAAACAACTTTCTCTCTAATTATAAGTATTTATATATAACTAAAAAGAAAGTTGAATTAAACTATGTTTCTGTTAGTCTCTAATTTTAGTTATTTTCCACCCAACACAATTCTGTCTTTTAATTGAATTGTGTCTACAACCTTTTTTATACTTTGATTCCGTAATGACACATTTATCAATATTTCTTCTCATAGTATTTTCTGATAAATTATATATTGAGCAGAAATTCAATAAACCAGTGTCACATATATATTCTTTATTTTCATTATCAGTTAATTTATATTTATCACTTGCGAGTTTTTGATGTAATTTAGATAAAAGTAATGAATTTTTAGGTTTCTTTTTAGTTTCAATTTTAATACAAAGCTTACCTGCAAAGTCATCACATTTTATTTCCCATCCTACACAGTTTTGCCTTAATACATTATTTCTATTTTCCGATTTCTTATAAATAATATTAACATATCTTCTCATTGTGGAGTATTGCAAATGATGTTCTACACA